ATGGTGCGCAAAGCAAGAAACGGCATCGTCTACCCATATCGGGTCGAACGCCGGAAGAGACTGTCCGACGGAACCGTAAAAATCTACGCCAGCTACGAGTTCAAGATCGACGGCAAGGCATACAGCCGCAAAAAATACGCTGACGCCAACAAGCGGCTGACGGAACTGCTACAGGAACGGGCCAGATTCGGCAGCGCCAACAACAGCTCCGTCACGCTCGGCGCATACGCCGAACAATGGCTCGAACGCCGCGAACGCGACGCGGACCCGAAAACGTTCGCCAACTATCGGACCATCGTCCGCAAGCACCTGCTCCCATACCACCGGCAGAAACTGGCGAACCTGACCAGCGGGGCGTGCGACCGCATCGTCAACGGACTGCGCATAACCAAGAGAGTCAACGGCAAGGAACAGCGGGTGAAAGCCAGCCTGAGCCTACGCAGGCAGGTGCACACCACGTTGAACCAGATATGCAAGTCGGCCGTGTCGGACCGCATCCTGCCCACCAACCCGATGGGCGGCGTCCCGACCCCGAAGGACAAGGACATCAGTCTGGCGGACAGCCGCAAGAACGACGCCAACGAACGCACCGCATTCACCGTGGACGAGGCCAGGCGCATCCTGAAGGCCGCCAACGATCTGGGCGTGAGGGCCGGGGCGAAGGAATGGTTCAGGCTGTGCACCGGCATGCGTCCGGGCGAAATACTCGGCGCATCCGTCCAAGACCTCGAACTGGGCCGGATGAACGGCGTGCCATACGGCGAATACACCGTCAACTGGAAGCTGGAGGAACTGAAGAAAGAGCATGGGTGCGGCGATCCGGACAGGCGTGGCGTCTACCCGTGCGGGTTCAGGCGCGGCGCCTCGTGCCCCCGATGGCGGTGGCGCATCCCGGACGGCTTCGACATGATCGAACTGGCCGGCAGGTGGTGCCTCACCCCGCCGAAATCGAAGCGCGGCAGGAAGGTGCCGATCATCCCGGTGCTGGCCCAGACGCTAGAGGCGTATCTCGAAGCGACCGGTGACATGCCGAACCCGTATGGGTTGCTGTTCCGGCATGATGACGGGACGCCCATCGAACCGGAGGAAGACATCGGGAACTTCCGCCGGCTCCTGGAGAGCGCGGGCGTGCCCAATGCGGAACACCGCAGCCGGCATGAGACGCGCCATACGGTCGTGACCATTCTCATGAGCATGGGCGTGGATTACGGGTTGGTGGAGGAGATCGTGGGGCATTCAAGCCGCCTGATGGTGGAGCACTACCGTCATGCCGGTTTGCAGGAGCGGTTGACGGCGATGGAGACGATGAACGCGGTGCTCGACCTGAAACAGTTGGAACCCGCGGGGAAACAGTCCCGAAACGCGGGAAAGCCGTTGCGGTCCAACAGCTGATGCGGGCTCGGATGGGCGTGCGCGGCTCACCGGCTCACGGGCAGGTTGAGGCATTGGCGCGCCCATTGCTCAACCGCACGGTTCTCCTCGTCGTCGCCAAGCAGGAGGAGGAAGCCCGCGTTGTTGCCGAGCGACGCGGGTTCCAGCTTCTTGATCACGCCACGCCCCTGAAGCCAGACGAAGGCGTCGCTGACCTGCTTCCTCGCGTTGAGTTCGCGCCTGCGCATGATCTTGTCCGCGTCAGCGCTCATGGCCTGTTCCGGCGTGAGCATGACCATTGCGTAATCATAGGCGAATGAGCGCCAGCCGAGCGTGTAGTAGCGGCATGGCGCGTTGACCTTGCGCAGCTTCTCCGGTGGACGGTTGCGTTCGCGGTCCCAGTCGTAGGTTTGCTCGGCCATGTATGTGAGCAGGAGGTCTGCGAGCGTGTAGATGCCGAGGTTGTCTCCGCGCCGGTATGCGAGCCTTCCTTTTTTCGCGAGCTCGTGGACGGCTTGCGTGTTCTGGTATCCCATGTCTTCCATCGTCTTTCCCTCCACGGCTTGCGGTATTATCGGCTGTGGAGAATCGTGTTGGGTTTTCCATCTGCCCGCGTGGTTCTGTCCAACCGCGCGGGCTTTTCTTCTATCTGAAGAATAATACTACACCAACATATAGCCATTTTTATACACCGCATATAACGGGCGAAACTAAAAAGCGGTAAGTCGATATAGTCATGGCTATACATATACATGTAATACATGTTTTAACATTCTTTTTACAAGGCGCAATGCGCCGAAATGAATGTGTCAGGATTATCCAGATCGTGAAGAAACATTCACACCCCGACGCTCGCGGTATGCGGGTGGCCGGGGTCTCTTTTTCTCTGAATTCAGTGATCTTTCTCTGAATTCAGTGCTTTTTCTCTGAAACCCCATCAAACAAAGCCACATAAAGCAATGATGAAAATGCGGCAGTGCCGAAGATTTGCGCTAATCTGCTCTGGCGAGTATTCTTATCCGATTGTATAATTTTCACTAGCGGGAGTTGGAGGTGAACGTCATGGCTATCGACGAGCAAAAATACGAGAACGTCATCCTCTATCTGATCGCAAACATGCGAGATGGGATGATTCACGGCAAGAAGAAACTGGCGAAACTCCTCTACTACGTGGACTTCGACCGGTTCGAATACAAGGAATCCATGGAGACGATCACCGGTGATTCGTACAGGCATCGCCCCATGGGGCCAGTGCCTGACCGATTCCAGGACGTGGTGGAGCGTATGTGTCGGCAGGGCAGAATCAACGTCGAGGAAGTACGGGAATACGACATGTACCGCCCCACCACGGTGTATTCCTCCGACGTCAAACCGGATATGAGCGTCTTCGATGAGGATGACAAGCGCATTCTCGAACGTGTCATCCGCCATTATGGGGCGTCGAGCGGCCGCGAGCTGGAACTTCGTTCGCATGGCGAGGCTCCGTGGAGAGCCGTCGGGGAGAAGGAAAGCATACCTTTCGAACTTGCCTTCTACAGGGAGACGGATTTCTCCGATGCAATGTGATGATAGGGGATACTGTTCCAAGGCCGTCAAGCGGATCGGCAAGGATTATCGTGGTTTCAACGATGATATGGAACGCGCCATGAAGCTTCTTGGCGACCGGTTCTGTCCGATGACGAGGGTGGAGCCGGTGAGGCCGGGCAAGCTGTTGCATCGTGTGACGGTGGCTGATACTTATGAGGTGTGGAAGTTCTCTGTCGCCGTGGCCGGGTCGAAGCTGCGACCGTCGCAGTGGCCTCGGTTGTGGTTCGGTGTCGTGGAGTCGTCCATGGTTTTGGTTCCTCTGGTCGCCGCGAGGCATAAGGATTACGACATGGATGAGGCGAGGTTCGAGAACGAGGCTTTGTCGTTGATGGAGAGGTATTCGCTGGAAGAGGATTTCTAGAATCACGTATTGCCGGTGAGAAGCCGTCCGTCTTGGGCTGAATCTGTTGGTTGACGGGAGTATGCATGACTAGTTTGTCTGATATATTAGTGGCACGGGCTTTATGCGCTGTATACATGGGATGCCGAATTAACGTTTAAGCGTCGTGTTCCGGCGTCGGCCCCATGGAGAAAAGGCCGCTTGCGAGCGGCCTTTTCTGCGTCTTGGAGGAAAACATGAACGAACTAATGTAAAAACGAGCCAACTAATGTAAAAACGAAGCCAACTAATGTAAAATCGAACGAACTAATGTAAAATCAGCGCTTCTTATGAGCCTGTCGGCGAGCGTAACACATGGCCCTGTGAATACAAGAAAAGCCCACCGGCGCAAACCGGTGGGCAGGGGAAGAACTCACTCGTAATCGCCTGAATCATAATCCGAATAATCCGGATCATCGTCGTTATCGGACGAATACGAACTGTCCGAACCGTTCCTGTCGGACGAGTCTGAGGGATCATGACTATTCGCGGCAAGCGCGCATATGAACAAAAGCGCCGAAACCACAATGCCGACGATCGTCACGATCAGCGCCTTCCGCGAACGCGCTGAAGTGCGATCATGCACGAACTGTCTCATATGCGACTCGGCGTCATCACCATACCTCTCGCGCAATCCGTCAGCGGACAAGCGTTGAGGGTCGCCGGCTTCAAAACGCTCGGTCTCATACAGCCTGTCCAACGGGATAAGCCCCGAACGCCTGATGCCATCCCTCAACGAAAGCTGAATCACCCAAACCGACAACGCCAATCCGGCGATGCCGGCGGCCGTCCAAGCCAAGTCGATTAGAAAACCCATGATATCCTCCTTGCTCTCCTGCAATATGACTCAACAAGAATTATCCCGCTATTCGACGGCTGGTGGAGCATGGGCATTTCTCGAACAGGCCATCCCTGAGAATCTGTCTGTCGCGTCCGGTTCGACGCCCACCGTCATGGGATCAGAGGTACATGTGCTGTCGCACGTAGGCTTCGACCTCGCGGTTTTCTTCTGGCGTGCCGATGGCGAGCAGCCAGACCGCGTTGTTGCGTTTCTGCGGGCTTCCCTTGCGCAGGCACTTGATAAGTCCGGCCGCTTCGAGCTTCTTGGCGGTGAGGCTCAGACGCTGCATGGCCTTGAGCTCCTTCTTCGGGGCACGTGGCTCGTTCCCGATGACCTCGATCTCGTCGATGCCGTCGGGGAGCGTCATGCCGAGGGCGCGTGCCATCTCCAGCCAGCCGTAGGCGTAGATGCGAGGCATTTTGCCCAAACCTTGCGTCTTGTCGTCCAAAGGCCAGTCGTAGGTGGCGGACGCCATCATGTACAGCAGTGCGAACTGCATTGGGTCGAAGCTTCTTGATTCGCCTCGCTTGATCGTGATGCGGCCTTGCCTTGTCAGTTGCTCAACGAGCTTCGTATTGCGGTATCCCACGAAGTCCATCGCTTTCCCTCCATGCCTTGCCTTATGCTTGGGTATGGAGAATCGTGGTTGGTTTTCCGTTCGCCCCTGAAGCTCTGAACCAGCTTCAGGGGCTTTTCTTTTGTTGATACAAACCATAACACACGTTATAGATTAAAACCATGCGTCTATTATTGCATTAGTCGTGGGACATATCGTATTAATCAATAAATATACATATATACATATATAACATTCTTTTGCAATAGAGCCGGAACGGAAAATCATGCGATGCGCGACCGTTCCTCCAACAGTCGCCGGTAATCCGCCACTCGTTTGCGCCTCCCGCAACGGCGTTGCAGTGACGGTTCGCCTTAATGAAAATAAATGAAAATAATGTTAAGCATTGTATATTATGTATATTTAACGTTTGCAAGTTAGTATTTTTCGCGTACATGATTATTATGCACTATGCTTGCGAACATACAATACGTAAATGTTTACAAGTTAGCGTATAATCACTTGCATACAGAAAAACCTCCGCAGTGTTAACGGCACTGCGGAGGTGAACATGAAGCCTCGATCAAAGACTTCCAAAACCAGTGTAATACAGGGATTGGAAGTCGGAATGGACTATGTAATGGGATACCGTAATATGCTGGCCGTGGAAGAACTGGCAAAGGAAGGCAGGCTCACCGTCATACATAAAGGCGTGCGCAGTTTTGACTTCTCGCAGTATGCCTTGCTTACGCGAATGGCATGGCTGAGCGCCGACTGGCCGTTGGATAAGACAGCTGAGGGAAAGCGGGTGCTCCCCCGCACTTACAGTTCCGGTTGGCTGAAAATCGCCATCGACTGGGGAATGACCCTTCCGCAAACGACTGACGAGATCGTGGACATTGGAAACGAGCCACGCAATCCAAAGCGTGAGCAACTGGCGTACAACCGTCTCGGCAAAATCGCCAAAAAGCTCGAATCGGCTGGATTGATTAAGTGCTTGCGTAACGGAAATGTGCAACGTAAGAACAATGCGGTGTGGCTGTTAATGCTTGGCGACGACGAGGAGAACGCCGAGGTCGAAGCCTACGTGCGCTCCAAGCTCCGCCTATGAGCGAATCATGTTCGGTAGAACCAGAGTCCGGTAATCCTGCAACACGCTCTCGGTGACGCCCAACTCGCAAGCCATCCGCCACGAATTGGCGTCCCAAACGCTCTCAGCCGCACTGTAGGCCGCCGTGTCGATCAGCGTCAAAGCCGTCTCGCGCCGCGCCCTACGCTCGCACTTCACGCCGAACCGCGTGCCGCAGCCAAGATCACGGTACTTCGCGTGCACAAGCTCGTGGCATAGGGTGCAGAGCCTCTGCCGGTCGTTGAGCCAGTCGGCAAGCCATATCGTGTTCAACCGTTCGCAGTACAGGCCGCAGGTGGTGCCTGGAATATCGGATTCCAAGACCTTCACACCCATGTGCTCGGCCTGACGTTCCAAAACGTCGATGGTGATTCGTGACATTGTTCCCTTCGGTACTATTAGGCGGCGGCATCACGGGTGAATGCCGCCGCCATATTCATCGCTGTCGTCAGTCTTCAGGTGTTTCGGCTTCGAGTCTCGCGTTCGGGTCGTCGTTCGCGGCCATGTCGAATTCGTCACGGTAGATGATCGGGCTGTTCACCCAGTCGGCGTCCGCGTTCTCCTTGAGACGGCGTGCGAGTTCCTGAAGCAGCTCGTCATCCGAAGCGTCATGCAGCCTTGCGACGGTCTTTCCGTTAGCCATCTCGTCGGCTCTTATATATCCGAACTCAACCAGAGCCTCTACGGGGGACTTGTGGTAGGCGCGTGCAATAAGAATGACGTTCTCGGCGCTGAACCCAAGGGCATTGTTGTATTGCCTCCAAGCGGTCGTCTTGATGATTCCCGCTTTGAGGGCTACTTCGGCGATGGTGTCGCCCTGGACTGTTTCTTTGAACCATGTTTCTTTACTCATGGTTTCATTATGCAACCAAAGTAGTTGCAAGTCAACACGCCGAGCGAGTTGCGAAATAAAAAAACCTGTTGCATGATGTAACCACAAGTTGCAAAAAGAAATTCGAGGTTGCGAAAGGAGTCACTGATGGCTGAGTACAAGATGCAGTTCCGGGACGGCTTCCTAGACCGAACCAAACAAATGAGCGGCCTCAAAACAGACGAAGCCTTCGCCGGAGCAATAGGAGTCAGCGAAAGCGTCCTCGCCAGAGCCAAAAAAACCAACGAATGCACACCACTCATGCTCATAGGACTCTACAAAGCATTCGGCTTCCAACCCGGCGAAATCGCCCAAATCAAACAAACCGCCTAACCACACCACACACGCCAAGGAATTAAGGAGCAATGCATGGCATCGCAATACAACAGCCCATTCGACATCGGCTCACATGAAAGCATCGACTCGCATCTGGACATCATCGCAAACATGCTGGTCTCATGGGACAACCGATTGTGCGAGCTTGGAAGACGCTGGAAAAGCGCCGCCGCCATAGCGATGGGAACGGCGCTTGTGATTCAGCTGATTCGATCGTTCAGTTCACGCTGATTCTCGTTGAGAATCGCGACGGCTTCAGCCAGATGCTTCACAGACCTCTTCAAATAGTTCATGTAGAAGCTTTGGCTGGAACTGCCGAGAGCCGAGTTGATGCCGGAAATCGCTTGGCTTATCTCCTGTCCGGCGTCTTTCAATATTTCACCTCCTTTCATGCTCGGATTGAACATCACAAGCATATGCGGAGCAATCAAAAATCCAAGGAACCACAATGGAAATCACCACCCCTCAAGGCACCCTCAAGGGCGACAGCATCGAAGCCATCCTCAAACAATACGGGCTCGCCGACCTGAGCGGTGCCGACCTGTATGGTGCCGACCTGAGCCGCGCCGACCTGAGCGGTGCCAACCTGTATGGTGCCGACCTGAGCCGCGCCAACCTGAGCGGTGCAAAACTATCGGAACTCACCATCGCCCGAACTAGCATCCTCCCCGACGAAGGCGACATCATCGGCTGGAAAAAAGCAAACGCAGACGATGAAACACCGATCATCGTAAAACTCCTCATACCAGCCGACGCGCAACGCTCCAACAGCACCGGACGCAAATGCCGCGCCAGCAAAGCGCGAATCCTCGACCTGCAAGACAAGCAAGGCAACAGCCTCCCACCGGACACCACGGCACGCAGCGCATACGACCAAAACTTCACGTACAAAAAAGGCGAAACCGTGCACGTCGAAGACTTCGACACAAACCGGTGGCACGAATGCGCCCCCGGCATCCACTTCTTCATCACCCGCATCGAAGCAGTCGGATACTAGGAGAACGCAAATGAACAATGAAATCCAACGATTCTACTTCAAAGGCGCGGCACTGCGTGCGCTGGCCGACGAGAACGACGAACCTTGGTTCGTCGCCAAGGACGTATGCGACGTGCTTGGCTACACGAACGCCAGCAAAGCAATCAGTGACCATGTTGATTCGGAAGACAAACTCAATAACGAATCGTTATCGAGTTTAGGACAGCGCGGAGGCTGGTTGGTCAACGAATCTGGTCTTTACTCGCTGGTGCTCTCGTCAAAACTGCCGACCGCGAAGGAGTTTAAGCGTTGGGTGACGCATGAGGTGCTGCCGCAGATCCGCAAGACTGGCGGCTACATTCCCACCACAGACGTGGACGATGACATGACCATCCTCGCGAAGGCCGTGATGATCGGCCAACGCACCATGGAGGAACAGAAGCGTCGCATTGCCGCGCAGGAATCACACATCAAAGAACTGGAACCCAAGGCACGGTTCGCGGACGCGGTGGCCGCGTCGGACGGTACGTGCCTGATCGGAGAACTGGCGAAGATGCTACGCCAGAACGGATTGGACATCGGCCAGAACCGACTGTTCGAGATCCTGCGACAGGACGGGTACTTGGGCAGGATCGGCTCGAACCGCAACGTGCCGACACAACGTGCGATGGACTTGGGACTGTTCCGCATCAAAGAGACAGCGGTCACCCATTCGGACGGGCACGTGACCGTCAACCGCACCGCGAAGGTCACCGGCAAAGGCCAGACGTACTTCATCAACCGCTACTGCCCGCACAACGAGCCGGAACCAAAGGACACATTATGACAGACAGGCAAATCATCATAGAAGAAGAAATCCTCAACAAGGAGGAAGCCGCAAGATTCCTCAACCTCGGAATCGACAAGTTCACCGAACTCTACGGGGTATGCGGTGACCGTCAAGGCGGCAAGACAATCACCTACAAGAAATCAGAGCTACTCACCCGATACGACGAACTCTGCCACCGATAAAGACAAACCCCCGCCCGCAAACCATCAAAGGAAGCATCCAATGGACAGCAAGACCCACAACAAAGACCTGCGCAAGGCCTGCGTGGAAGCCGTCTTCGACGAATTCGCCGAGCATGGCGACATGATTCGCCCGCAATACGCGGAACAGTGGGATGAAATCTACGCGAGCCGGCTCTTCGGCCACATCACCGGACCGATGAACATCGACGTGCCCGACCTCGTGGACGTCATCATCGACACGATCGTCAAGGAAGCGCATAAATGACCAGCCAACTACTCAACCCACCGGCACCGCCGACACTCCACGAGACCGGATGCCTGCTGCTAGCATCAAGCGGCTTCTACGTTCGCATCAACGAGGACGGCAGCGCCAGCCTCGTGGACGGCATCCAAGACATCACACTCGCGGACTTCACGCCAGCTGAAATCGAAGACATCGCCTACCAGCTCAACAACAAGGTGGGAAACACAAGATGAGCTGGATGGACGACGGAGGCTTCGAGATGAAAGTGCATCATGCCGGCAACCGTGACATGGTTCGGATGAGCATCAGAACGGTGCCGGATCATTTCGACATCCTTCTTTCCAAAAGCGACGTGCAACGTATCCGTCGCGAATGCAATCGAATCCTCAAGGAACTGGAGGCAGACGAATGAACGCATATCAGCCAGTTCTTGACCCTGCTTGCGGCGGGCGAATGTTCTGGTTCGACAAGTCAGACAGCCGTGTGCTCTTCGGTGACGTGCGCGACGAAAGTTGGGAACTATGTGACGGACGCAGATTCGAGGTCAGACCGGACATGCTGATGGACTACCGCGATCTGCCGTTCCCTGACGAGACGTTCCGCATGGTCGTGCTCGACCCACCGCACTTGCGCAATGCGGGAGAGACGAGCTACATGGCGCAGAAATACGGATGTCTCGACCAAAAGACATGGCAAACCGACATCAAGACCATGTTCGGCGAGTGTTTCCGCGTCCTGAAAGAGCATGGCGTGTTGATTTTCAAATGGAATGAGACGCAGATACCCGTCTCTCAGATTCTCAAGCTCACCACGTGCAAGCCGCTTTTCGGCAACAAACAGCCGAACCGCACCGGAACACATTGGATTGTTTTCATGAAGGAGATCGACAATGACCGAAGGATTTGATTTTAGCAACACGAAGCCGAACTACACGCTCCGCCGCTTCAAGACCCTGATCGCCGTCATCGCCTGCACCGCATCGGCGACCCTGCTGTTCACGTGGCGGACGGCGGACTCGACGGCCGCCACCGTCCTCGCCGGCATCATCTACCTGCTGACCGGCCTATGGCTGACCATACGGTTCGCCCCACGCGACTAGGACTCCACGCCAGCCGACAGTCCAACGAGACAAACCGATCAGGGGCGTTTCGCGGACATCCACGTTCACCATGTCGGCGCACTCGGCTGGGCGACGGTTCGCCCGTCCACGGATTCCAATCCTCTTCTCTCTCTATCAGAAAATGCGGGCACTCCGGTACCTGCAAACCCTTTCAAGTCCGCCTGACGGTTTTTCACTCGCCGTCGGCCGCGCCACCGGCCGTGAACGCGTTCAGGTCGCGTTCCAACAGTCAAAGGGGCGTTCGGAATCCAAGGACGGCATCGGTCCGACTCCAATGCCAGCCACTCAGCCCCATCCACTCGTCAGGGTGGGGCCCACAACTTAAACAAGCAAAGGAAACCACATCATGAACGAAAACAGACCACAGGTGGCAACATGGGCGCTCTGCGTCGACATCGACCCCGACAACCCGGAATCCGACCCCGGACTCATCTGCACACTCGACATGCCGCTGGACGGCGGCCTGATCAGCGTCCACCTGCCCGGCGACAGACTCGGCGAACGCACCACGCTCGCCGCCAGAATCGCTTGCCAGGCCATCGACAAGGCGCTCAGACGTCACCTCGAACGCGGCGGCGGCAACGACACTCCGGAAATGCTCACCGGCCTCCACATCGATCCGATGGGCGACATTCGGGACGGCAGGCCATGACCGATCTGCTCACGCCACCGAAGGCATGACGCCAGAACAAATGCTTCCCATGCGCTTAGTGCGATTGGCGTATGGGACTTCGGGTGGAACGGCACGACAGGAACCGTCCACCGGCATCGTACGGGCTTTCAAAACCTCCTTTCCCCATGCGAAGCCGGAAGACTGAGGGCACCGAACACGGTTCCGACCGGCGGGTTCGACTCCCGCACCACCCACGCAAACCATCAACAGATCGGAGAACACCATGGAAAACAACAACCCAGCACGTCTCGGCAAAGGCCAGACGTACTTCATCGACCGATACTGCCCGCCCGACGACCATGAGTGACGATCTGCTCACGCCCTCCGAATTGGCCGTCATGCTCGGCATGAGCGCGCGAACGCTAGCCAACTGGCGGAGTACAGGCAAAGGCCCGCCATATTTGAAGATCGGCGTGGAACCGCCCGAAGGCCATCAGGACAGGCGCAAAGTCAGATACCAGCGTCAAACAGCGGAACGGTGGGCTTTGGCACACAAGTACCAGAGAACGGTGGCGAGATGAGAAACGGCATGTTCGTTCCAGCGACACGGATTAAAAGCAGTCCAGACGTCAAAAACGACGGGAAAGCACGCTTCGACACCGGCAAGCCGACCCTCACGCAGCAGGGAATCGACGTGGACAAGCTAATCCGCGACAACCACGAGTTCATCGAAAACGTAAGGAAAGGAACACGTTGAAACACGAATACACGGACGACGAACTCGCCGGACTGAAGAAAATCTACGACGAGTCAGGCGAAGCCGGACTCGACATCACGGAAATGCGTGCGTTACGCAAGGCCGGACTCCTCACGAATGGCCTTCCGTCGAAACCGGAAGAACCGTCGAAACGAGACCTCATCCTCGCGCACTGCAAGAAACGCATCGACCAAGGCCAAACGTTCGACGGCAAGGAAACAGCCGAAGCGCTCAACCTAAGCCAGAAAACGGTCGGCAACATTCTCGGCCAACTCCGCAAGGAAGGACTGCTGCCGACCTACGACAAGCATTCACCACGCAAGACACGGAAAACAGCCACAACCGGAAAGAAGAAGGAGACCATCATGACCGTCACATCGAAACCAGCCGCCAACAAGGAGGAACCAATGAGCCAGGAACTCACCGCCAACGCGGTGACAGCACCGGAAGAACAGTGCGGGAACCCACGCGCCACCATCGCGAACGCGCTGGTCGACATCTACGACTCCATCTCGGCATTGCAGCGTGCCGCATACCAAGCCAACGACAAGGTGGCCTACATGTTCGCCGCCAAGCTGCTGAACAGCGAAATCATGGACCTCAAAGCCAACTACAGCAAGGACGTGGCGAAATGAAACTCAATTTCAACCACAAGGATGGCGTTTTCGCCATCAAAGCCGAAAACGAAGAGGAAAAAACCCAGCTCAACACGTCGGCGGTCGCCATCTGCAATCTCATCATCGATTTTTTTAACGGTGAAGTCCAAGAAGTGAAAACCAACTACAGCAAGGAAAACAAGTAATGGACAAGAAAACCCTCAACGAAATCACCGAAAAATACGACAACACCAGTCCAGACCAACTCCGCGCCGACCTCGCCGTATTGACCGCGATCAACAAGCGCAGCGGCGAAATCCTCAAAATCATCAAAACCGCGTGGGAACACGACCACGATGGTGGAGACAAGGAAACCGTCAACGTCGCAGGCGTCGAAGCCGGAGAAATCAGCCTCGGCAAAGGCGGCAACGGCAAATACACGGTAACCGACGAACGAGCCTACGGCGCATTATTGCACGACAATGATTTCCTGATTCCAGGCGGAAAGCCGGCAGCCGAGCAAGTCTGGATGCCAAGACGTGAAGCGATGGCCGCGAAATACCTCGAAGACATGATCCGCGACCACGGCGGCGAACTGCCGGACGGCGTGGAATGGAAGCCGGGAAGGCCGGGCGTGGTCACGTTCCGCGGCACGCGCGGCTTCGTGGACAAACTGTTCAGCGCGGAACTCGCACCAACCGTCATGCGCCTACTGCTCACTGACGGGTCGGGAAACAACACCGGGAAGGAAACCAAGGAATGAGCAACGAACTCACCATCCAAGACAATCAGGACGTATTCACGCAACGGCAACTGGCGGTGTTGGCGCAGATCGGCGTGCAGGGAGCCACGCCAGCCGACCTTGCCGTGTTCCTCCACCAGTGCCAGCGCACCGGCCTTGACCCGTTCAACCGCCAGATCTACATGATAAACCGCCGTCAAAAAGACCAGAACGGCAGTTATGTGATGAAGCAGACCATCCAAGTCGGCATCGATGGTTTCCGTACCATCGCGCGTCGCGCGGCGGACCGTAACCACGAGCTGTTCAGCGAACCGGAAACCCTCTGGTGCGGAGAGGATGGCGTCTGGCATGACGTGTGGATTGCGCCGACCCCTCCGGTCGCGGCGAAGGTCACGGTCCGCCGTGGCGAAGGCGAGTTCACCGGCGTGGCCCTCTACCGCGAATACGTCGGAACCCGGTTCGACAAGCCCACTCAACGTCATGTACCGAACAGCATGTGGGCTTCCAAGCCCGCCACGATGATCGCGAAATGCGCGGAAGCGTTGGCATTGCGCAAGGCGTTCCCACAGGATTTGAGCGGACTGTACACGGCTGATGAAACCGACATGGACGCCGTGCAGGCCGAGATCGCGGAAGAGGAAGCCGCAGTCAGAAAAAGCTATGGCAGTCGCGCTAGACAGCGGAATTACGACGAACAGACCGAGCGGCAGCCGCAGTCTTGCACGCCGGAACAGGCTGACGCCATCTTCACCATGCTGCGTGATTGCGGTGTCGCGTCGAACGAGGAAGCCGAGCAAGTGCTGCGCCAGCTGACCGGCAAGCATGGGTTGACACCACGACTGGTCAGCCGACAGGATGCGGACAATCTGCTCGCAGACCCTGATTTCATGAGACGGAAAATCATGCAGGCATTGCAGGAAATCCGCAAACCACAGCCGGAACAGGCGGCAGTCGTTGACACGACCACCGCCGAACCGGAAAACACTGATAGCAAAGAGGCCGAGTGATGGCCGGTGAGACCGTTATCACGATCGTCGGGAATCTGACCGCCGACCCGGAATTGCGTACGACCAGCAATGGTGGTGCGGTGGCGAATTTCATCATCGCGGCCACTCCGCGCGTCTATGACAGGCAGTCCGACCAGTGGGTTGACGGGGATGCGCTGTTCCTGCGCTGCACCGCGTGGCGTGACTTGGCCGCGCATTGCGCCAACAGTCTCGCGAAGGGCATGCGCGTGATCGCACAGGGTCGTTTGCAGCAGCGCTCCTATCAGGCGCAGGACGGCTCCAACCGCACGGTCATCGAATTGCAGGTCGATGAGATCGGCCCGTCCCTGCGTTATGCGACGGCTCAGGTGCGGAAGATGCAGTCAGGCGGATACCAGGGCGGCAACACCAACGGTGGCGGCTATCAGCAGCCGCAGCAGCCGCAGCAGGCTCCAGCCGATGATCCGTGGAGCACGCCAGCCGAAGAGTCTGAGTTCTGATGCGCGAATGGATAGAGCCGCCGGACGTGGAACCGGTATGTCCCAGGCATGGGTGCGCGTTGTATCCGGCGCGCCCCATCCCATGCCCCGAATGCGAAATCGAAGCCGAAGAACAGGAGGCCGACCAATGAGCGGCAAGCAACGCAAGCGCAGTCGCAGGACAGCGAAGGACAATGGCACCCGCATGGAGAGCGCCGTGGAATCCTATTTGCAGTGGGCATTGGACGACCTGCGCATACAACGCCTCCGTTTGCACGGGAGCAAGGACATCGGGGACATCGGCAACGTGTTTTTCCACGGACGGCCCGTGTGCATCGAAGTGAAATGGACGCAGACCATGAACGCGCCGCAGCATATGCGCGAGGCCATCCGAGAAGCCGGAAACATGGACTCGCCATACCCGTGGGTCGTCCAGAAAAAAGCGGACGTCGGCCTTACCTCGATCAACAAGCTGGGCCAACAGCACGCCTACACGACACCGGAAACATTGGACGCGATGCTCGCCCTATCGCCACCGCACATACAGGCGATCATCAAACCGGAACCACTCGGAAGGAAGAAAACCATGCGACTGATCACCTTGCAGGAGTTCGCCATGATGCTAAACGACGGCCTCTCGCTTGGCCCAGATAGGGAGGACTGATATGGCTACCAACGTCACCCAGAAAGACAAGACGCTCAACGAGATCATCGACTGGTGCGAAACCCGCATGAGAAACATCAATGTGGAAAACCCGGCGACAGAAGCAGAGGATCTGGTACACCTCGGAGAATGGTCAGCGCTTGGAGATGTCGCCCGCCACTGCCGTTCCATGCTCGGCTATTCCGGTTCCATGCCGTCCGAGGTGCCGAATCAAAGCGAGGACGCGAAATGACAATTGCCGAACTGCATGATTACTGCCGTTACCTCTTAGACGAGAACCATGTGCATGGCGTGCCTGACAAGTGGAGCGAAGGCTACGAGTTCGCGCTCAGCCTTGTCAGGTTCAAGTGCCATGAGGGATTAACAGACGAAGACCGCAAGGCTGTAGCCGAGTGGCGTGAAAAACATTGGAAGGACGTGGAATGAGTGAGCAATACAAGGCTTGCCCGATATTTTGGACACCGTCGGATGATGGATGGAGGCGTCTGAAGAACCTCAAAACCCTGCAAGATCTACTGAGAGATGGCTGGCGGGTTACGCGCGTGGACTGCCTCCCGGCCGATACCAAGTCTGGCACCAGCGACACCACACTCATGTACATTCTTGAGAAAAGCGACGACGAACCAGAAACCATACACAGCTCAGAACAGTTGGATCATGAACGTCGCGAGGCATGGCAGAGGGGCTACACCGCCGGATGGAGAGACCGGGACTGTGATTTTCCATCACACACGAGCGGAAACCCATACAAGGGAGGGAACCATTGAAGAAGAACCTCGAACGCATGATCCTCAAATGGCATGAGGACGGCATCACCTTGGACGAGATCGCCAGACTCGTCCCGCAAGTCCCGAAAGCCGAAATCGCAGCCATCATCCACCGGCACGACAAGGAGACCATCGATGAAACACAACCCGTTTGAAATCGTGTTCGGCATCGTGTTGACGGTCTGCCTATGCGCGGCGCCGATCATCATGTTCATCATCGGTTAAGGAGCCAATATGGACAATGTCAACCATCCAAAGCATTACGAGAACGGCCCGTTCGAATGCATCGAACTATCCAGACTGCTTAGTTCCGACTGGGGCCAAGTCGTCCAATACTGCTTCAGATGGCAGCACAAGAACGGTGTGGAAGACCTCAAGAAGGCGCTCTGGTTCATCAATGACGCGCTCGACCATAACGTGCCGCCAATTGCTGCATGGAGCGGAGAGAATGCCTGCGCCTCCCATGACAAGGCCGATAGGCTTCTCGAAATACTGGCGACTGAGAACTGGGCTGATCTCGGACGATTCTGGCGGGAACTCAAACACGGAACCGCATGGACGGTACGTTTGGCGCTCACTGAAAAGATCAATGAAATCGAAAAGGACGGCGAGTGATGAACGGATTGGACAAGGTTGAGAAAACTCTGATTATCGCACTGGTGACATCATTCGTCTCAATGCTCTTAGTGGCGGGATTCGGCATCTACGCGTCCTGGTATACGGCTACGCATCATGATTACGGCATGAAGACGGTCAGGACCGGCGACGTGAACTGGGTCTGTCTGACCGACCGTGGCACGACCATCGGCTGCGACACAGTGGAGGAATACCGGTGAACGGCTACATCATCTGGGCGAAGGGCGATATGAGGCTGCATACATGCCGGGTGTACGAGACGCTCCAAGAGGCATCGAACGCGGCGCAGGAGCACGCCGACTCCCGCCACAGGCCGTACGAGGTGCGCGTAACCTGCGACACTTCGCAGCGAATCATTAAGACCATCGAACCAAGGAGACACAAATGAGCGGAAAAGTGCGAGTCGGCACGAACAAGCTGACGTTCACCGTGAGCGCGTTCGATTATCCAAGGGAAGATTTTGCAACTGCTGTCGTGGATGTTCCAATTTACGCGAAGCCCGACAACATTCTCAAGGACCAGCGATCAATGTCGGTCGAAGCCGGTATGCCGGACGATTTCAACGAGAAGGTAAAGCACGCATTGCAAGTGTTCGCCGACACGCTCGAAGCATCCTTCAAGGAAGGAGAGCGAAATGTTGAGAAGCATTGATTTCAAAACCATGCCTTACCTGTTTACCGACAAGGCTGGCACTTGTCTGACCGTGGAGTTCGACAGCAGGGAACTGGATGGCATCTACAAACAGGTGAAAGCCATGTACGATCAGGCGCACCCGTCTGATGACATGCCCATCGAACCAATGGAACCGGGCTGGTATGTGACCCGCGATGGTGAAGACCTGTTGAGCTATGACGGTGACGCATGGCATATCCACAATCTCGAATGCGGTGCGGAACCGTTCGCTGACGGTGATCTGGAAACGATGGACTGGAGCGTGGTCAAACGAACGTTCGACGCTGACTCATTTCCTTTAATTCCAGTCAATCCAAGGAAACCGAGTCCCAAAAAGCATCTGACCACCGGCGACGCGACATATCCAAGCCGGGCATCGGACATGTGGATTCTCAACATCGGCAGGGTGCTGGGAGTCGATGCCATGATGCGACTACTCAGCCAAACAGCAAAAGAAAAGGAGACCGCCCAATGATCGAGCATGAGGAATACTGCGTGAGCATCCGCGAATCCTACAAAATGCCCGACCGCACGCTGGTCGGGTACGCGGTGACGTTATGGAGGTGGAACCAACTCGACGAAACATGGCGGTTTGTGTCCATATGCGACTACCTGTTCGCGGACTACAACGGCAGCCGCAGGAAGGCGTTACGGCAGGCGAGACGGGTCGCGAGAAAACTCGCCGGAGTCTTCGACTGCACCAACTATGACACCGACGAGGAAGGAATGTGGCAATGAGCGACGTGCATGAATCATTGACGGACTGGCTGACGCTGCCCGTGAGCACGCTCGCCGGGCATAGGGCGATAGTCCAACTCGACGAGGGCACGATCATCGACGGGTATCTGGAATACGTGCCGTCGAAGCTTCGCAAGGAGCTACGAGGCGCGACGGAAGGAATCTGCGAATCATTGACGGTCGAAGGCGTGTATCAGCCGGTAATCGTCAGCGTGAATGCCGGTGAGAAGCATCTGGCAAATGGCGTGAAAGCCGTGAACGTCCTTAAGGAGATGAGCGCATGAGCGACGCAGTCCACGCAGCCCACGAACCGACCGACCTGCAAGGGAGTATGAAATGAGCGTGCTATACCACGGTGGGGTCCCCGACCTGAAACCCGGCGACATCATCGAACCGGGGCACAGTCGGGACAATTACGACGATTGCCCCATCTGCCGCGCCAGACGAGAAAAAGGCGCCGACGCTATCGAAGGCACCGGCCACCCGGAACAGGTGTACTGCACCAGATACCGTGACTACGCCGCATTCTATGCGTCGATGTACGGCAAAGGCGACGTATACCAAGTGCGCCCGGTAGGCGACCTCATCGAATCCGACGAGGATTTTGACGGCTGCTACCGGTGCGACCGGCTGGCGGTTGTCAGGGTTGTCGAAAGACACGTCACCATCACTGCGAAACGTCGCCGGAAGGTCATCCGGCTCATGCAACGGTTGGAGGATGGCATATGCCTGAACCCGCTGCCACGAAACGCCACCCCGGAAATGATCGAACGTTGGGCGGCACGCGAATACGCCGACATGCGTCACATCATGCGCGAAGCCGAAAGGAGCATCAAATGAGCATAAGAGTGAGAACAACCTACTTGGCGATATGCGACTATCCGGGCTGTTGCCTGGGGTCCGAATTCTGGGAATTAACCGAGGAACACGCAATCGACACCGTTATCGACGATGAAGAATGGCTGTGCCTGTTCACCGGTGATGCTGAGCCGAGATTCTTCTGCCCCTTGCACTTGCGATACAGGTCAGACTCGCCGGATGGCTCGCCGACGGTTCTTTTCGATTCAGACAGTCCAGCAACACAACCAACCTTGCACGCTCTAAACAAGTACTACGAGGATATGGGCACACCGCAACCACTGCCGAAACTGGAATGCGAGGACACGATACTCGCCATTCTGCAAGACGAAAACTGGGAGGAACACCATGGTGACGAACGTGAGTGAAAAGGACAAAGCATTGCAAGAAGTCATCGACTGGTGCGAACGGCTTGAGACTGAAGGTCGGCGGCTTGCATACGCTCTCCTGTTGCAGCATGACATGGGCGCATACGGTGCCGTGATTGGACAAGTCAACGCATACGGGAAGATCGCAGACCATTGCCGTTCCATGCTGTCCGAGGTGCCGAATCAAAGCGAGGATGCGAAAAAAATGAAATGGGAACCGGATTGGACGGGCATCGCCGAAAACCTGCTGATCGGGCTGATGGTGGTGGTCGCGGCCGCAATATTCACGATCTTCTGCGTTTGCATATGGAAAGACGCGACAACCGCCAGAACCATCATCCTGCGCGACGGAAATCAATCATACGCCTGCACGATCAGCGACATAAGCCAGACCCCATCCGACTGCAAGCCAATCGAGGACGCGGAGGAATAGTCATGTGGTTCAAGCGAAAGCACAACGAATACGGGTGTCCAATGTGCGGCAGACTGCCCAAAATCATTAAGGACATTACACAGACCGGTGTTTACCTCAAATCGATATACCGTCTACAATGCCCCCGAAAACACATCTCTACATGCTGGTTCAGCTACCCTGATGACGCGAGCAGACAGTGGAAACAACTCATAGCCGAATACAAGAGGAAGGACGCGGAATGAGCGGTGTGTTAGATCTTCTCCCGCATGGCATGGGTCTACGCGTGGAACTCGATGACGGTGAAGCATATTACCTGAAAAGCGGATGGAAAGAACGCTGTGACGGGATCTATGGGCTTGCTTGCGGATACGAGTCTAGCGGATGCGAGTATTACGCAGGAGGCGTTACGTGGTTTGAAGATCCGGGTCGCATCGCAATCATGAATAGCCACGTGAGGCTAGCAGTCCCATTTGACGAACATGAAGAAGCCAGAACCACCGAGCGAAGCGAGGACGCGGAATGAGCGCAGCGGAAACCGATGAAAGAACGCTGCCTATGGCTGATACGCACTATGCGGTCAGTATCAGACGCATCTACGACGCGCATACCGACATGCTCAAGGGGTACAAGCTGATCCTCTGGATGCGAGACGTGGACGATTGGGTGGCGATGGCCGCACGCGACTATCCGACCGGAATGCTCGAACCGATACCACAACAAACGTTGGATGATGCCGACACGTTAGCACGCATATTCCAATGCAAGAACTACAGGAACGACGAAACGGAGATGTGGGAATGAGCATCGCGGACGATGAAGCTGAGAAGGCATATCCGACCCGCCACTGGGAAGAAACGCACCTCAAGGAACAGTTTTACTGCGACACGGACGATTTGCAGGAAGCTTACCTGCGCGGCCGCAACGCGCCACCGGCTGACGCCGAGATCGAAGCCGTGGCGAAACGGCTCTGCTGGAACAGCTGCGAATGGGATGGCGTCGATAGCTACGCGGCGAAAGACGAAGAAGACGCATGGAATTATGCCGGTGAGATTCCCGGCTTCCATGAGGGATATATCAGACAGGCCAAGGAAATGCTCGAAATCGCACGGAAGGCGGTAAACGAATGAGCGTCGAGGACAGGACTGAAACCATCTCCGTCGCCATCGTGGTGATGTTCATCATCGCCGCCATCGGCGTCTTCGGCTATGTCTTCTGGGCTGAAACGACGGCGGACACTATCATCCTCCATGATGACGGCCAAGCATACGCATGTCAGACCAGCAGAATCACACCAGCGCCACACAACTGCAAACCGGTCAAGGAGAAACGATCATGAGCCTCGGATACGTCGAATGCGCCCACTGTGGCGAGACCGTCGGCACATACTACGTCACATGCCCCTACTGCGGGTACAAGCTGTCCGCGCGCAAGCCGACAACTGGCATGGACCCGCTGTATGGCATGACCGACAACGAATTCTACCGAGAGCTCGGGAGCATGTGATGGCCGAACAAGGAAGGAAACGAGACTAAAAATGAGCGATTTCACTGGTGCCGGTGGCGCAGCTTACATGTCAAACCGCATGAATTGGGAGACTCCGACCGATTTATTCGCACAGCTGGATCGCGAGTTCCATTTCACGTTGGACGCGGCCAGCAGTGAAACGAACCGCAAGTGCGAAAAACACTACACCGCAGAAGATAGCGCTTTCGACCATTCATGGGGGGGGGAGAGACAGTCTTTTGCAATCCCCCGTATGGGCGAGCAATCAAGGACTGGGTGCGCAAATGCAGTATGGAGGCCAGTCGAAAGAACACCATTGTCGTTATGCTGCTCCCAGCCAGAACGGATACCAGATGGTTCCAGCATTATATTCTCAACCGTGCGGAGGTCAGGTTCCTCAAAGGCAGACTCCGTTTCGAGGTGGACGGCGTACCGGGCGGCCCGGCCCCATTCCCAAGCATGATCGTCGTAATGCGCACCGGAGAAAGATGAAGGAAGGAGAGAAATAAATGGCTAGGCGCGGATACGTGCAGCTCGTGAACGGCTTCTACGACAACGACAAGATACGTGACCTTGTGCGCATGGGTCGCGCCGACTCTGTGGGCGTGTACTGCATGGCCCTCTCGTTGTGCGGCGACAGGCTCACGGACGGTTTCGTGTCACGCCGCGCCATGCTGTCCAACATCGGAGCGACACCGGAACAAGTGCGGGCGCTCGTGGACGAGGGAATGCTCGAAGAGGTGGAGGAAGGCTGGCTGATCCACGACTACACCGAGCACAATCGCACCAAAGAGCAGGTATTGCACGCCCGCGCCGACGCCAAGGAACGCAAAAGCAAATCCCGTTGTCACACGCATGTCACAACAGTGTCACAGCGTGACATCGCTGTGACATCGGGACAAACACCAGAACACCAGAACACCAGAACACCAAAGAAAGAGAAAGAAGAATATTCTTCTTCTTTCTCCAAAGAAATCGGGGTAAGCGACTTCGAGCTAGCGAGGGAGAAGGCGCACGCCAACGCCGACATCATCCGAAACTATCCGAACCTCGACCTATCGGACGCATGGAACGCATTCAACTCACGGCATTACGGCGAAACACACACCGTCAACGACTGGACGCGACTCTGGAAAGGCTGGTGCCAACGCAGAGCCAACATGAGCGGCATACCGCCCTCGAAACGACATACGCACACATGGGCGTGCGAACACACGTTGAAACGCCTCGGCCTCGAATCACGCGACGACGTGCAAGACATGACCGAAGCACAGCGAACGGCGAACGAACTCAACAAGGAAGACCGGAATGGAAGAACCTGAACTCACCGAACAACAAAAAACAGCCCTCAGAAAAGCAATCGGCGACATCGTCGGAGACTACGCGCCGTGGGTGCTGATCGTGGAAACCACGCCACTTGGAGAGACAAACATGGCATGCTCCCAAAGCGTGACCGACACGCATTCCAGCGCGTTCACCATCATCGGACTGTTGGACTGCGAACTGACCGAACGACTCGGCTAGGTTGCGTTCACGGGTGCGTGGTAGAATCATGCAAGCCGGTTCAATCGCACGCCACAAAGGCACTGGCCCAGGAAACCCATACCCAAGAAAGGCCAAAAGCGATTGCCGGAATGCAAAACCCGCTCATGCTGGCGTGAACGGAACCCCGAACGCCAACTATGCCCCAACTGCGAAACCCGCCTCACCGGCGACCTCACATGGCTGGCAACACACCTGCCATCACTGGAAGACGGGAAACTCAACCGCATCAACAAAAACAGGGACATGAACGGCAACGGCGGAAACGGATACTCCGCAACCCCGCCACTACGCGAAACCATCTACGACCTGCTCTACGAGCGCGACGAACACGGACTGGACGGCGTGCAACCCACACTCCAGGCATTCGCCACATGCCTGGGCATCCAATGGATGCACATCACGCCACTGGCCGACCTCGCCAAACGAATCCTCGACACGACAACGGGACACACCAACTACCTGCTCTCCACGGCGACCCCCGTATACGCCGAACAGATACGCATCCTCGTCAAGCAGTGCTCACGCATCCTCGACCAGGGACACGCCATCGACCTCGGCACATGCCCCAACACCGACTGCAACACGCCGCTGACAGCCGACGCGACGGCAACCACGGTCAAATGCCGCGGATGCAAGAACACGTGGAACATCAACTACCTTCGGAGCATCATGAGCCAGAAAATACTCGAATCGGACTACACGGGCACCATGCGCCAGATCATCGACCTGCTCGCGCAATCCACCGGGCAAATCGTCAACACGAACACGTTCAAAAGCTGGGTGCACCGCAACCAGCTAAAACCGGCGGGCGGAACCCACGGCCACCCCACATACCGCATCGCGGACGTATACCGGCTCCTGCTCGGACTCCAACAAGCCGGACAAACCACCGACAGCGTATGGCAACTGCTCTCCACCAAGCAGAAAGCGGAATAATGGCGCGAATCATGAGAATCCACATCGTCACCGCCGACGTGCGAGACAAGGACAGCTACAGGGATTACACGACCCTCCCACCGGAAAGGCGTTCTTGGCTGACGACCGTTCGCGAGGAGACGGAACTCAAGTATGGCGAGTTCGTCAGCATCATGGGTGTTTACGGTTCGCGTGACCGGGCAGAACATCGCGTGGATGAACTCGTTCGCGAAGGCTTCGGCGTTTTCCCGATCGTCGAATGCGTTGTGGACGCGAACTGCTGGGAATACATAGGAGGCTACGCGGAATGAGCGGCGACGACACGACACAGGACAACACCACCAAGGAGGAACAATGAAAGCACTCGACTTCACCAAGAAAACAAGCAAACTGGCAGACAAGCTGGTAAAACTCGGATTCCGTTATCAAAGCACCGACCAGGAAGAGCCAGATGATCCGCTAAAGCCCCCACGACGGGCAACCACATGGGCGAACGTCATGAATGGCGTGACCCTGCAAATCATCGATACGTATGATGAACGCCGTGGCGCAAACTACGAACTGATTACAACACCGCGCAAATACGTCAGGATAACGGATGCTTACACGGACACAGGCGTCAGCATGTCGGTCGAAGAGTTCATGGAATTGGAAGAGATCACGAACAGCCTCGGCAGCACATTCCCACGCCCGGAAATACGCTTCGAAAGAATTACCAACTAGAACTAGGAGGCCACGTGGAATGAGCGAGACAATCAAAATCAGTGGAAAGTGAGCGCGTCATGCGAATCCACCTAGTAACTGCGAACGCACAGGATCACAACGAATACATCGAGTACCGGGACCAACCATATAATCCCGATCCGTTCACTGACCCCCCAATGCACATGGGCGAAACATCATACACCGCGGGATTTGTAAGCATCATGGGCGTTTACACGACACGCGAACAAGCGGAGACCTGCGTAAACAAGCTTGCCCGCGAGAAATTCCCGGACTTGCGAATCATCGAGATTGAAGCGGACTCGGACTGTTGGCAGTTCATTGGTGGAGGTTGGCTCTGGTGACCAAGCAGACAATCACAGCAGACCATCTGAACGCCACGTACTTGGGCAAGCGAATCACCATCAACAGCTTGCATGGCACCGTCGTGTCGGGCAAGCTGAAAAAAATCCTCGCCGACTACGCCATCGTGCCCAGTTTCACGTCTTTCCTCCCCTCGAAAGAAGACGTACCCAAACGATTGGTGTACAGGAAAGACGTTCACGTCATCCTGCACTTGTCGAACCAAGTCAACGACGATATCAAGGCAATCGTACACGAGGACACGGAACTACAGGTAGAAGACGAGATCGTGTAGGCAGCCGCATAGCCCGCACCATGACACAGACAGGTAGACCATTTTGCCGACGTCAGCAAAATGGTCAGAACACTGCGTTAAGCGCCGCCTGAGCGGTCTACAATGGCCCTGATAACAACAAATGCGTTTAGCGAGTGTTCGCCAAACGTTGGAATCCGGTCTCGTCATCCTCGGGATAACGGAACCGCGCTTCGATACCCTCGGCTTCGAGGATCGCTCCTATCTCACGCGAACGCGCGTTCACTATCGCGTAATCGCCCTTGTCACGGCCATACGTGTCGTAATGCGCCTGCGAACGATAGTAGAGCAGATCCACATGGCTGGGTGCATGCCCTTGCGTTTCCGTCATCTCTTCCACCGCATCCAAAGCGGCCTCGACCGCTTCGACATGCTGCGTGAGCATACTTTCCAACCATGCCTGCACGTCTGCCGGTGGCTCCGCCTCGCCGGGCTTCTCCCAACGTTTCACCGTCAACACGGCATTGCCGAAACGGTCGGCAAGCATCTTCTGACTGATGCCGCACCGCTCCCGTGCCGCACGAAAAGCGGCCTTCGATCCAAACGTCATACAAACCTCCAAACAATCATGAAAACACGGAAAACGTCGTCTCCAGCATGAAAAACACGCGAAAACACATGAAAAACACGCTGGAACCGGCAAAACAACGATTTTCAACGGAACACGTCTTTGTTGATTCCGATTTCTCACTCGTTGACGCAGGCGTCGATGAGGAACTCTGCGTAGAACCTGCCGTTACGATAGGAGTCGCGCACTTTGAGCGTCGCGTTCGGATAGTCCCTGCCCATGATCGCCAATGCCTCGCGCTTCGCGGCCTTGAAGCCGTCTCCACTGTGGTGTTCCATGCGGAGCGAGTGGCGGTGGCAATAGCCGTTCGCGTCCACCGTGCCCCACTCAAGAGTAGCCATCTGCACAGGCTGCTCGGCGTCGAACTCGTCTGCGGTGTAATCAAATTCGCGGGTAATCATTTCTTTCAGTCTCCTTGAGATTGTGGGGAGGCCTAGCGCCTCCCGTCTTGTAGTTACGAGTATATGATACTATTGGTATCATTTCAGGTCGGCGTGTCGAAACAGGCCGATATCAAAAAACACGCCCGACCGCGCATGATCGTTGCACATCCACCTGCGAACCCTCCAAACCGGCATCATGAATAAGCCACGCCTCCGACTCCACGTCAGGAATCACACTGGAATGACCGTAAGCATACAAGAAGCCAGTCGGAGTCGTGAGTTCAAGCCGATACCCACCACCAGAGGCCCGGTAATATCGCAGCCTCCACATCCCGGCACCTCGATCGTCACGCCACGACAACATGTCGCGCGTGATCAAATCACCGGACGACACCTGCACGTAAAGCCACGCACGATAACACGACCGCGCGTCGCGATCACGCTTCAACCACGCGGACAACCATTCCACCCGCAACGAAACAGGCGAACGATACCGCCACAACTCACGGTTCGACTCACGGTCGAAACGCGAAAACTGATAAACCATCAAGATACAGTCTCCTTCGCAATAGATCCGATTGATTGCACGTGCCGCCCACGCTCCAACCGTGGACGGCACGATCATTCCCAAGAGCGGCTCACCACTCCAAAACCTTGCGGCCATCGACAAGCACATACGAGCCGCCGACACCATTGCCCGACACGGGCGCATCCCACCTGCACACATGCTGATAGTCGGAACCGCCATCAGCCGCAACGGAACCATCCTCGACAAAACAAGCCGGAATATCCGGCCAAGGAAACGCGGAAGCGACGGAACCCGGATTGTCACGACGCCACGCATCCCAAGACCCGACAGTCGCCGCCGAAGCGCCACCCAACGACCGGGCCTGATCCACGGCCTCCAAATGGCCGACGACACCAACGGCGACGACAAGCACGACAACAAGAAAAACATTACGAACCTTACCGAACATGATTTGCTTCTTTCCGGCAAACCACATACACTATGGTCTGCCTGATTATTTTTGATAGTGGTAATTAGGGTGCCGCCACCGCTCCGAACAGTGGCGGCAAATTCTTTTTCAAGCAGCAAGCCTGAGATTATGGGCGGCGAGATAGTCGGCAATCTGCTCTTCCAGCCGCGCGTCAACGTCCGTGTAACAGTCGCGGTAAGCGACCACGCCACCCGTACCGTCGAACACGACATACGCCACACGACGACCCTTGGAGTCACGGAAGCCACGCGGCTTATGCGCATACGCGCCGAACACGTCGGACAGTTCCCTGACCGATTTGCCGCCCGGAATCACCGCCTTGCGCACCATGACCGCACTGGACGTGGCAACCACCTCATGAGGCTCCGTCCGTGGCGGCACCTCGGGAATCTCAGCCGTGACAGGCTCAGGCTCAGGCTGCATCGCCCTGGACTGCAACGCCATCATGAACGCCGCCGCCTCCCGGTCAGACGAAACGTAATCCTCGCGATAATCGTTGAACGCTTCAAGAACATTCACCGGATACTCGCCATCAGCGAACGCCGTAACCGCATCGCCATAGTCAGCGGGCGAAACGTCGGAATCGTGAAGCATCGTGTAAATGGCCTCGAACTCACGTGCGAACTCGACAATGGTATGACCACCAAGATCACTCATGGGCCGCTTAGACTGTTCCACGGTCTCAGCCGGTTCCGGTTCCACCGGCTTGACCGGCTCCGGCTCAGGCTCAGGCTTGATCGGCTCGGGCTGCTCAGGCTCAGGCTTGATCGGCTCACGCTTAGAACGCTTAGACTTAGACGTGATGGAATCAACGAACGACCAATCAGGCGCATCAACAAGTCCAAACACCGGCTTGATCTTGGGCGCGTCCGGGCGGAACGTGCCAACCGGATTGACCTCACCGCCCGCAAAATCACATGAGGCACCACGCATAGGCATGAGAAGATACCCCTCACCGCCCCAACCAGTCGTCTCGAACGGGTCATCAACGTCAACCACCGGCCCGATCCAAACACCGGAATACCCCGTGGAAGTCAGAAACTCAACGGACTTACCCAAAGCGGCAACCCTCGTCAACAGTTCGGCCACATACGTCGGATTCAGGTAAAACGACGTGACCATTTCACCCGAACTCGCACCCACGCAGCCAACACCCGGCAGCTGATAGGACATTCCAAGCTTATTAGTAACCGCGACACCGTTGGCGGCCATGGAAAAACACAGAGGATCATAACGATCCGTCCTGAGTTTCACCACCGCGTCCTTGAGCTGTTTCACGTCGCAGACGAAACCACGGCCATAGCCGTTGCACCCCTTGCAAGCCCAGCAACGCGCGATACTCGGAAACTCGCCAACAGACGTGGCAGACATAAGAACATTCCACCCGCCTATCATGCAGCCAACCGAAACGGCACCGCCGTAGTCGTTCTTGCGGTATTCCAAGCGTAGACCGCCGATCGTCTTGTCCGCGAACAGTTTCAGGAATGTGGCACGTGCGAAACAATCGAACCCCTTACCTCCATCACGTTCGATGACGGCACCACGAACGCACGCCACGGCCATGCGGAAACGATCAGTGGACTGCAAGCGCAACATGCCGCCCGCCACGTCCATGTCAACCGCAGTCAGCACGGGCCGCTGCTCCTCCTTGGAAACACACGGTTCGACAAGCTTCAAAGCGCGCGCGAACTCACCCGACTCCATGGTCACGGCAAACAGCGGATCACCCTGACTGCAATTGGCGCGAACACCACGCGGATCATACTGATTATCACATGCCGCGCCCTCACAGTCGTAGCCGCCGTCGTCCGCGAACCTGACATGCATCATGGCGGGACGCCCGACCTCTTTGCCGTCGTCATCCCTTTCAACCGGCAGCCGCTCACAGTCAACGGACCTCAACCCGCCGTGCGCCTCAGCCAACTCAAGCACACTACGCAACACGTCAGCATCAACCGTGGCGGGTGACCCGGCGAACGATACGCCATCAGGCCAATCAAACCACGCCGAACCCATAACCTCAATGCCCTCACGGAACACCGACACCCGATCAGCCTTGAACCGCACGGCAACAGACTTGAAGAACTTCGAGAAAACAAGATCACGCATGATAAACCCCTTTAAAAGAAAAACGTTGGAAACAAAGGGCGCGGCACAATCGCCACGCCCCGAAATTAAACAAAAACCCTCACGCTCAAGCCTTGTTCCCAAAGCTCGGGTAGGCGCTCCGGTCGAGCTCGGTCACGTCGACAAACTGGTTCGGCTGCGGGCCGTCGGCCGCGAAGTCGCCAACACCGTCCACCATGTCGTTGGCCTGCTCGATGCAGTAATCGACGTCATACACGATGTAGGCTTCGGGGTCGGTGCCGTCGATGTGCTTAAGCGCGCCGACCTCGAAAAAGTCCGCAGCCCAGTCGGGGCCGTACTGCGTGTTCTCCTCATCCCACTCACGGATAGAGATCTCCACTGCCTTGTTGTTGTCAATAAGCCTGATCATTTTTGTTTTTCCTTTCCTTGATGATCGACGGTGATTGATGGGCGTGATCGATAGGCTCACGCCCGAAAGCCCGGAATACAGGGAGACTACTCGCGTCCCCCGCCATTCAAGAAGTCAACGAACTTGTGTTTAGCCACGCCGTCACCACGGCCGCCGAGAAGATCGGCGCTGATAACGTCATAGCCGCAACCGGTAACGAAATAGAAATACCAATAATCACCATCACAGCTCAGCCAACATGAACGCACGTATCCCGCAAGCTCGTACTGTTTGCACCCGAACCATTCAGCCAGCCCCTCAGCAAGCAGCGAATCGAACCTAAAACGGCCAACGGTGATAATGCCGCTCTCTTCATCACGTACCCTCTCAGCGGCATCTTCGTCCAGCTCGTCGTCAAGACTGTACCCGGCCTCAAGCGTGGCGAGATTGCGCAACAGCTCGTAGGAATCGATACCGTCGAACGTGCCATGTTCCACGATCTCACTCGCATCAAACCAAGTGATCTCCTTGTAGATATTGTCGTCGAACTTCATTATCACGCCTCGCTCTTGTCGGTCACATAGCCGCCGCACTGGTATGGTGCGGGGCCATACCCCTGATGCGCGCCGAACGCGACACAGCACTTATGTAGATTGGCGAAGAAACACACGTCATCCTCATACTTTGCGCTCTCGGAACGCAAGTACGCGAACACTTCATAAAACTCAGGCTTAGTCAACATTTCAGATACTCCATTCCAGCCCCCTTGCTAAAATGAGAGGGCTCTAGTTAAATCGGATAAATTAATTTTGAGCGAACGAAGCCGGATAGCTGCAACTATCCGGCTTCACTCATTCGTGAGCTAGAGCAGCCATAAAGACCGCACTAGCCCTAGCGGATTACTCAATCCGCCGAAGTTTCAGAATCAGAATCAAGCAACTTACGCGGATTAGCGACACGCAAGGCATCACAGAATTTTATGGCTAGATCCAGTGACATACCGCCGACGGTGTACCGTCCTTGCTCGTAGTCACCGATGCGGCCATAGCTAACGCCGACTTTTTCGGCTAACTCGCGTTGCGTCATTCCACGTTTCAATCTCAATTCTTTCAATCCCATGGCCCTACTCCTAACTTGGATTAGAGGCCATTGTAGACCACTCAGACAGCGCGGGACAATTCCATGCCGGACACCGCGCCACGTTAGCGACTCGACGACGGTTCGGCCTTGCATGGTGTGAGGGTGCATCATGCCTAGTCGCATTCCGCCGCGTCATTGTCGTATCCACTCTTCAGTTTTCAATCATCCATGCCGCGCCTGTTAGGGGGCTTCGTGTCACCGTCCTTGCGGTGCTGGTCTCTGTGGTGGTGACCTCTTCATCTCCGTTCCTTCCGTTGTCGTTTGCTTGATGGCTCTCACTATACATGCACTCTGTGCAGAGTGCAAACCAAGACAACGTAGGCCACACCAAAACCATTGCAAACACTAGCATTCATCGGCGTGTCGAAACCACACGACGGCGACGGAAAACAGCGGCGGCCACGACGGCCGCGACATAGCCACGGCAGACGGGCATAGCCACGGCACGGCCACGGGCACGACGGGCGGCACGGCCACGGGCACGGCGGCCATGCATGACCAGGCACGACAGGCACGACGTTAATACGATCGCGCCCGCGCAAATACCACACGACACGCCAAAACGCAACCGGACAAACACGCCAATGTTGCACATACAACAAACACCCCCCCGTGGGGAGCCCCCCGCCCGGCCCTTCCGCTGGGGCCGGTGGGACAATAGCAGAAATAGTGCGCGGGTTTTTGAAAAGTTCGCGCACAAAACGTGACGCCAGCAACCTCTCGTCTCGCTCTGCGTATGGATTGCAAGCGTTTCAAAATCAAGTTGCGCAACCGTTGTTGCACCTGTTTTGTTGAGTATAATCATCATCAGATGATTTTGGCTGGTGCGGCCTAGGCGTGCTGGCTTTCAAGCAAGCCCAGTTCGCAGGAATCCCGTGGTTTCAACCACGAGAGTGTCAAGACCGAAAGGGAGGTACGGTGAAACGGGGTACCAACCACCCACGACCTTGCCGTTGGCGGTAAAATCCAACCCGCCATGCCGAACGTCTTTCCGACCTGGACGTTAACTAAGTCGGGTATATGGCATTGGTGCAACTGGTAGCATGGCGGTCTCCAAAACCGTCGATGTTGGTTCGAGTCCAACATGCTGTGCTCAGCCTACCCACATGTTGTGGGAAAGGTCTTCGGAGCCGTCCATTGTGGCGGCTCTAGTTTTAGCTGACCCGCCTAGTCTGCGGGAACAGTCTCCTGGGTCGCTGTGGCGGCTCTTGATTTTGGATGCTTGGCAGAGTGGCTTATTGCACCATCTTGCTAAGGTGGCGACCGGGAACGGTCCGGGGGTTCGACTCCCTCAGCATCCGCGCGCCGTGGCTGGCGGTAAAAAGCCATTTTTGCCATTGGGTTTCCTTTTGGCGGTTTGGGTTAGATGACAGACGGCCCCCATGTTTTTGGTGAGTGTGGCGTGGGGGTTGTCTGTTCTTTTGCTTTGGTGGCGGAATGGTAGACGCGGCGCACTCAAAATGCGTTGTCTTGTGGCGTGTGGGTTCGACTCCCACCCGAAGCACTTGGGTTGGCTGATCTGAGGACTTTTCCTGCTGGGTTGTTTCCCCTTTGGTTTGCTCTCCTGCTCAGCACCGGCCAACCCTGTTTTTCTTTGTGAGGTTCGTATGGTTTGGCTTGGTGAGCGTAAGGGTCGGTTCAATCCTGATTGGCCTAGGGTTCGCGCCTTGATATTGGATCGTGACGGGCATAGGTGCCAGTGGCCTGTTGAGGATGATTACGGGCGTGTGCGGCTGTGCGGGGCCTATGCGAATCAGGTGGATCACAAGAAGCGTGATTCTGTTCATGATGATGATTCACCGGAGAATCTTTGGGCGTTGTGCGACAGACATCATTCTTACAAGACCGAGCTTGAGGCCGCCGAGCAGCGTCGTGAGAACCGTCGCAGGAGGGCGGAGGCGAAGTGGTACAGGCATCCGGCGTTCCATTAGACGATGGTGAATGCTGCATTAATGGTTGTTCGCGTGACGTCCATGCGCGAGGCATGTGCAGGATGCATTACGACCGGTGGCGTCGTGGTGGCATGGGTGCGCGTAAGAAGCGTATGAGCCGTGCGTGCATCCAGTGCGGGAGGTTTTTCGAGACTGAGCGCAGGGACAAGAAGACGTGTTCCGACAGGTGCCGGAAGGCGTGGAACCGGAAATGCCGCAGGTCTCCGGTTCGTTTGGATTCCAAGCCAAACCCGTTGAAGTCGGTGTTGTGGGAGCCGAGGGCGAACGCTCGTGTCGATGCGCCGGTTCCTGTCGCCAGGTCTTTCTGGACCCGTGAGGATGAGTGGGCTTCGTGTTCTCATGTTTGTCCCAAGTGCGGGCGGGCGCTTGATCGTTTGGTTGATGTTATGAGCGGTGATTACCCGGTTGGCGCATGGAAGGTGCCTTTGGAGCAGGGTGGGGAGAACAGCCTGTGCAACCGTGTCCTTGTCCATCGCAAATGCGCGTGATGCCGGAACGGCTTTCGCGCTGATGCCCGGAATGGGTGTGCGGAGGTGGTTTCTATGGCGGCCAAAAAGCAGTCCAATCAGATTCTTGAGGTTCCCGATGGGAAGCTTGGGCCTGATCTGCCTGATGCGAGCTTCATGTTTCCGAAGGGTGGCGAATGGTCGCCTCTGGTGGAGCACTGGTACGAGGAGTTCAGGAAAAGCCCGAACGCGTCCATGCTTCGCACGGCACCCGCGTGGATGGCGGTGCAGTTGGGTTTCGCCACCATCAACGAGATGATCTGGTCGAAACGTTACGCGACGCTGATGCCGGTCGTGCGTCAGCTGTTCGACGAGTTGGGTTGGACTCCGGCTTCGTTGCGCGCTTTGAAGTTCGATGTTCCTGAGAGCAATGACCATGCGGCCACCGATGGCTCGAATCATGCCGTCATCCAGGATATCGACGCGTGGCGCAGGAAGTTGGAAGCTGCCCGCTGATGCATGTCATGATTCCAAGGCTGTCCTATGAGGACAGGCGCCGGAGTCTGGGCGCGTTGTTCCTTTGGTGGACGGAGACGTTCGTGCTTATCGGGCGTGGTGACGCCACTGGTGAGCATGTCACCCATTCGCCGGAGTATATACAGTTCGCGTTGAACGCGTATGCGCTTGACAGGAATGATCGGCGTAGGTTCGACCGTTGTTCGCTGTGGCGTCCGAAAGGCTGCAATAAGAGCGGTCTTGGTTGCGAGTTCGGCTTGTTCGAGGCTTTGGGGCCTTGCAGGTTCGATCATTGGGCGGTGGCCGGCGAATACTACGAGTTCCTTGGCCAGCGGTACTACTATCTGCCCGGTGAGCCTGTTGGGCGTCCGGTCCAGCGTCCTGAGATTCTGTGCCTTGCCACCAGCGAGGACCAGACGGGAAACATCTTCGATTCGATCCACTACAACTGCAAGGAAGGGCCTTTGTCCCAGTTGCAGGGCGAAGGCATGGTCGTGACGAAGACCGGTATCTCCCTTCCGGAGGGCGGAGAGATAGTGCCGTCCACTTCGGGTGATTCGTCCAAGGACGGCGGCTTGGAGACGTTTGTTCTTGCCGACGAGATTCACTTGTACAAGCTGCCGCGTCATATCAGCATGTACAAGACGGTTCAGCGTAATCTGCCGAAGCGTTCCCTTGAGGCCGACCCGTGGCTGTTGGAGATGACGACGTATTATCGTCCGGGTGAGAACAGCGTGGCGGAGTCCGTCGAGCAGATCGCGCATGATATTCTTTCCGGCAGGTCGAAGCATTACAAGGGCTTGTATTTCGACTATCGGTATTCGACGCTTCCTCTTGAGGAGTTCTCGAATGAGAAGAAGCTTGAGCATGCGTTGTACGAGTCGTATGGTTCCGCAGCCCATTCGACTGATGGCAAGGATTATGTGATTTTGCCGGATGGTCGCATCGAACCGGTGGATGATGACGGGTATACGGCCGAGGGTTTCTCGTTGAAGGATGATGGCGTGGAGCCGGGGCCGTCCATGAACGGGTGGGTCAATATCCGTGGCCTGATGAATCAGATTTACCAGCCTGATTCGGACGTGAACGATTCGATCCGCTATTACCTGAATTCCCGCGCGTCCAGTGAGGATTCGTGGCTTACCGAACCGGCCATTCAGTCGCATGTCGCGTACAAGGCGCTTGTGGATGACTGCATCGAGGCGAACATCGGCCTTGATGATGTGTGGAAACGGGTGGTCAAGCCCGATGACGAGATCACGTTGGGTTTCGATGGTTCGATTCGCAACGATTCCACGGCGATTGTCGGATGCAGGGTGTCGGATGGCCTGTTGTTCATTGTCAGGTTGGAGCAGAAGCCTGATAATCCGCTTCCGGACTGGCGTGTGAACCGTGATGCGTTCGATGCGGCCATGCGCAGGATGCTTGACGGGTACAACGTGATCGGCGTGTTCGCGGACCCGCATTTCTTCGAGTCGATGATCGGCGCGTGGGAATCCGAATACGGGCGTGACATGAAGGTGTATGCCAGAGGCCAGTCTTCGATCATGAAGTTCTGGACGAACAATTGGGGTGTTGACATGTATCACGCCACGCAGAACGCGCATACCGGATTCGAGTATGATCCCGAGCCTGTGGTGGATGGCAAGCCGAATCCCGAGAGCATCAGACTGTTGGCCGACCCGAGGCTTGTCGGGCATTTCAGGAACGCGCGGCGCAGGGACAACGCCTATGGTTACGCGATCTACAAGGAGACCCCGAAGTCTCCGAAGAAGATAGATGCGTGCATCGCCGGAATCCTCGCGTATGCGGCGCGAAGCAAGTATCTGAGCCAGTTGAAGGAAGAGGAGAGGGCCCGTACCACCGTGGAGCGTGTCTCCGACGCTTCCGGCGCGACGCTTCGGGGCCCGGCCTACAAGAGGCTGCAAAGAGCGAATTGAGGGGTGGTTGAATGGCAAACAAGGTCAACAGCCTTGTACCGGGCGATGGGGAGCCGGGCGGTGACGGTCTGATATTGACCCGTCTCGCCACGCGCTTGCAGAACCGGAACCCGCAGTTGTGCGTGTTGAAGACGTTCTATGACGGTCGTGAGACCATTCCGACCAAGAGCGTGCCGAAGAACATGGATGTCACGTCCACGAGCGTGTACGAGCGTTTCGTGGACATGTGTCCCATGAACCTCGCATCCACCATCGCCAATGCGGTGATAACCTCGCAGCATCCGACGGGTTTCAGGCTCGTGTCCGACAAGACGATGCGTAGCACCGATGCGGATGACATGTGGAACATTAGCGGCATGAACGTCCGAGCGCTGAACATGTTCATGGATGCGGCGATCTACGGGTGCTCGTACGCGCAGGTGTGGCCGAAGGCGAACCCGTCCTACATTTCGCGGCTCAGCCCGTGGACCACTTGCATGTCCGATGACAAGGATTCCGCAGTCGTATACGGGTTCGACGAGGACATGGGGGTCGAGTATCTGACGTTGTACCGTCTCGTCCGTGATGATGACGGCGTGGTGCAGCGGGTTTACTCGCGTACCGCCAAGCAGGAGGCTGACAGTCGCACCCTGTATTCCGGTTCCGTGGATGACGAGGACAGCGTGTATTCGCTTGCCAACGACGATACCGTGAAACGCCCGCGGTTCAGGGCGCAGTTCGAGTGGGATGGCGGCGCCAACGACGATTGGGGTTTCGCGGTCAAATGCGGTTGCCTCCCGATAGTCCGCTACCAGACGCCAACCGGCAAGGGATGGTTCGAGTCGTCGCTAAGGACGCTCGGGGCAATCGACCAGCAGCGTTATCAGAGGTTCTGCATCCAGGAGATGCAGGCGTTCAAACAGCGCTGGATCAGCGGTGATCTTCCCGAGTATTACAAGGAGTCCGATCCGGCGGTCAAATATGGTGACGCGAGAGCCGGCCAGAAGGTCGATTACTCCACGCTGTTCCAGATGGGGCCGGCGGCGTTGTGGCTCATGCCGAAGGGCGCGACGGTGGGTGAGTCCGGCACTACCGATATCACGCCGATTCTCACTGCCGCCTCGCAGGACATCAAGCAGCTTGCCGGCGCGACCGGCACGCCGCTGTCGATTCTTTCACCCGACGTTGCAGGCAGCGCCGAGGGGGCGAAGCTGACCACGCGAATGTTGCGCCTGAAGGTTCAGGATATGAACATGCGCGCGAATGACGCGTTTGTTCTCCTGATGAAGATGGCGCTCACCGCGGATGGTGGGAGCGACGCCTATGAGGAGAGGTTCGAGACGACTTGGGAGCCGGTGGAGCTTCCTTCCGAACTCGAACAGACCCAGGCGTTCGCCAATGTCGCGGGCAGGATTCCGTTGAAGACCGCTGCGAGGCGCTATCTGCACATGACCGAGACGGAGATCGCGGAGATGGTGCAGGACGCTCAGGATACGAGTTTCAAACCGGCGTTGGCGCAACAGCAGTCCTCCCTTGCTGATTCCTTCAAGACGGTCGATGATGCTATGGGCGCATCCTACTTGGATGGTTCCGATGGTCTGACCGGAGATACGGTGGTGGATGATGGCGACGTTCCAGACAGTCTCTGAGGCTTTGGACGCGCAGCGCAACGCCCTTGTCAACGAGTATGTGAGCAGGGCTTGGCGCATGTGGCGGTCGCTCACTCCAGCCGATTTCTGGAATGATGCCGTCACTCAGGGCGTTTCGGCGTACATCACGCAACAGCAGATCGCGTTCGTGAAGCAGATGCGCCGTCTTGGCATCTCGTATGCGAACACCATGCTCGGCATGGTCGGGGTGACGGGAAGGACGGCGCAGGTTCCCGAATACGTGGTGGTCAGGGACAACACCGACCCTTGGAAGGTGTCGGCGCGTCCAGCCGACGCTTATAGAAGCCTCGCGGTGAGAACGCCGGACATTCGCCCGCACGGTTGGGATGATGTGAACGATGCCGTGTATGAGACCGTCCAATCATGGCTGGATGCTGCGGGACGGCGGTTGGCCGACAATGCTCTCACCGATGGCGTTGCCGCCCAGAACCGTGCGAGCGAGGAGTATTTCAAGGCTTCCGGCATAAAAAGGTTCCGCAGGATCATACACCCGGAACTGTCCAAGACCGGCACATGCGGCCTGTGTGTCGTCGCCGCCACCAACACGTTCACTAGGGACGATTTGATGCCCCTGCACAACAGGTGCAAGTGCACCGTCGCGCCGATCAGGGACAACATCGATCCCGGGCTGAAGCTGAATTCGGACGACTTGCAGAAGATATACGACGCCGCCTCCAAGGCCGGCGGTGGCGGCAGTGGCACGGCGGCGCGGAACCTCACGCAGTTGAGGGTGACTGTCCGCAACGATTCGGAACTTGGCCCCATTCTCACCAGAAGCGACTGGAGGCAGAATGACGAGGCTCCGGAATGGCATATGCCGGACACGATCATGACGCAACGGCAGATGCGGCGCATGTGCGAGCGTGCGACGGCGTTCAACGCCAGATACGCGGAGCTTCTCAACGGTTCCGCCGATTCATTGAGCTTTCGCTATGACGGTCGTTCCTACACGTTCAGGAAGGGCGTCCATGTGAAACAGGCATGGGACTACGTGAGGTCCATGCTTTCCTATTCACGCGGCTGGCTTGGGCTTGCCGCCTAGATTTAAGGAGATCAAGGGTGGCTGACCCTGAGAAAAAGAAGACTGCGCCCGAAATGGGGCAGCAGCAGAACAGTGAACCCGAAACGGGTGCGGAGCCCGCTCAGGAGCCGAACGCCCGGAGCGTCGAACCGGGTGCGGAACCCGTCAAGCCGGAGGGTTCCGGCGAGGACAAGCCCTTCGAACCGGACGATGCGGCCAAATGGAAGGCCATGAGCCGTAAGAACGAGGACAATGCGAAGGCGAACCTCAAACGCGCGGAACACGCGGAGACGGAACGCGATTCGCTTCGTACCGAGAACGCGCGCCTCAAGGTGCGGATGCAGTATCCGCAGATCAACGACGACGCCCTCTCCCTGTGTTCCGAAACGGAACCGGAGAAGATTCAGGAGTGGGCGGATAAGTACGCGAAGCTGAACCCGCTCGACACCGAGCCGGTGAAGCGTGATGTTCGCGAGGACGCCTTGGCACGCAAGGTATCCACTCTGGCCGAGCACCCGCAGGGCCAAGTCAATCCGAAGGCCGCCAAGGGCGACGCCTACCGGCGTCACATGAAACGCCAGCAGGACGCCCGACGCAAGAAGAACTAGCCAACAAGATTTAAGGAGTTGAACCTTGACTATCGAAATGGTCAAAACGTCCGGTGTCGTAACCCACGAGGTTGACGATTCCTGGCGTTACGGAGAGAAGAACAGCAACGATTCCGTTTCCGTCGTCATCGTCCCGGAACTGTTCAAGACCACTGACAACAAGTACCTGACCGGCGTGGGCCCGAAGGCCACCACCGTGTACATCCGAAGCGGCATCCCGCTGGCGAAGATCACCAGCGGAACCAACCAGGGCATGTACGGGCCTTATGACAAGACGGCCACCGATGGGCGTCAGACCGCTATCGCCGGATTGCTGGAGTCCGAAGTGGCCGTGAACATCACGCTGGCTGGCTGGGATATCGACGATCCCACCGTCGGCATGACGTATCGAGGCGACATCGTGAAGTCCCATCTTCCGGTCGTGCCCGAGGAAGGTGCCGTGTGGAATTGCGACTTCTATGACATCGAGAACGATTCCGTCACACGTCTTGCCGGCGGCGCGTCCGGTTCGGCAGCATCCTATGTCCTTCCGCCCGCAGCCACCAATACTCTCGGCGGCGTGAAGAAGGTCGCCACTCCGGGCGAAGACACCGTTGCCGCTTTGAAGGCTGCCCTTAAGAGCGCCGGCATCTTCGCCTGACGCGCGTTACCTGGCAAACATTCTATAAACCCGCCCACTGTGGCGGGTTTTCTTATATGTAAGGAGATTCGATGGCACTGGATAAGACCATCATTCCGCCGAGCGAGGCCAGCGAGATCGCTCAGGCGGGTTTCGATTTCGTGAACGGCCTGCTGCCGTTCGCGCAGATGTTCCCGATGAAGTCCAACGAGGGCGACTGGACTGTCACATGGACTCCGAACCTTCCGGTCGTCAAGACACGCGCCATGCAGCGTCGTGCCTTGGATGCCGAGGTTCCGCACGTCAAAAGCACCGAGCAGTCCGCCGAGAAGCACACCGGGCTGCTCCCCTTGTCCGGCATGGGCCACATCACGGAACGAGAGGTGGCGAAGGCTTCCAAGCAGAAGAGCGCCACCGACTACGTGCATGACAAGGCCGAGAAGCTGTTTGAGCAGATGGGCCGCGAAGCCGCAGTCACCTTGGAGCTGGAACGCATTCAGGCGATGATGGACGCGACCATCAAGATCAAGGAGGGCGATGATCGCGCAAGCGAACTCGTCACCTATTCGTTCGGCCGTCCGACCAACCAGCAGAATGTCGTTCCGACTGTCAAGTGGAGCGACCCGAAGGCGGACGTGTTCGCCGACCTGAAGAAGTGGGTCAAGCTCATGCGCACCGCACGCGGACGCGCGCCGCACGCGGTACTGACCACCTCGGCGGTCATCGATGCGCTGACAGCCAACGAGCAGATGCGCACCGCGTTCTCGAAGCTGGATCTGGAGCATTCACCGACCCGCCTGTTCCGCACCGATGTCGAGAACATCCTTCGGGAGAATTTCCAGCTGACCGACATCCGCTACATCGACGAACTGTACGAGTCCCTGTCGTTGGACAACAACTTCGAGATGAACGTGGACACCACCACGCTCATTCCGGATTCCACGTTCATCCTGTTCCCGGCCTACTACGACAACGCCCTCGGTTTCACCGCCAGCGGCCCGACTGCGGAAGGCCAGGATGCGGAGTTCGAGTTGGGCAAGGACGTCAACGACGGTCTCGTCGCGTACATGATGCACCATTACGCTCCGGCCAACTACGACCTGTGGGTGAACGGCACCGCGTTGCCGGTGTTGCAGGACGCCGTATCGACCTTCAAGGCGAAGGTTCTGTAGCCTGTAGGAGGTTTCCGTGTCCAGCAGCATCGCGTCCGGTATCGACTGGAAGAAGTACATGCAGTTGGAGCTGGTCGATGACAAGCGTCTCGCCGACCGGTATTCGAACGAGTGGATTACCCACAAGTGCCGTATCGCGGCGAACATGGCGCTGTCATGCAGCCCGGACGTGGAGCCGCGCCTGAACAACGGCTATCTGGACGAGGAGACGTTCGCCTATGTCGTCTGCCAGATGGTCATTCGCGTGATGCGCTGGACCGATCTGAAGTCGGAGACGAACGGCTCCTATGCGTATGAGAATCGCAGTCCGCAGGATAATCCGCCGTCCTATGACGCTTCCCCGAACCTGTACGTGAGCAAACGCGAAAAGCAGCTGCTTCTCGGTTACGAGGAGGGGAACGGGCCGATAGGAACGGTGTTCGTCGGCGTCAACAGAATCTGGGGGCTTTGATGGATGGCGAAACGCTTGACACGGGGCATCTCTTCGATGATGTCGATGCCGACGAGATAGGCGGCGGGCATCTGTTCGACGGGCACGATGAAGTCAGTAGGCAGGTTCCTGACGATCTGCTTCATCGTGACGTGATCGTCTATGAGGGCATGACACCGTGGGTGACGTGTCATGGGAGCACGACCGTTCCGAAGTATTTGGATGCGGATGGTAGGGTTCTTGACCCAGCCACGGTTTCCGATGTGGTTCGTGCGGGTGGTTTCGTGCCGTCCATCACCAGTGGCGGCGTCCTGTACACGGCTGATGTCCACGAGGTTTACTGTTGCGTGGTCGGACGTACCCAGAAGAACAGTGTCATGAGTGAGAATTGGGCGCAGGATACGACTCCGCAGAAGTTCGGCGGCAATCGCGAGATGAATCAGGTGAAGGTTCTCGCGCCGGAATGGCATGGTGACTTCTATTCACGGTTCTGGCTCGACGGCTCATGCTATGAGGTTGACGGTTCGCCGGTCTTTCTTCCTCATTCGTCCGATATGGCTAGGCATTGCGAGTTTCCGGCTCGCCGCGTGTACGCGGCCGAGTTGGCTCATAACCGTATCGTTCCGCCCGTTCCGCCGAAGGGGGCTGAAACATGGGGTATGTAAGGCTTCGCCCGGATCTGAATGCGAGGGTCGCGGAAACGTTCGGCGGTAAGGTCACCCGCCCCCACGCTTTGAAGGTTCAGGCTCGCGCGAAGGCGTTGGCCGACATGCGGGCGAAGCATTCGAGTGTCGCCGACCGTATCGACATCAGCGTGCACGCTCACGGCTCGCATACGAGCGTGGTCATGAGCGTGGCCGGGCGTGACGGCTCGCAGATCGCATCCTACTTGGAGTACGGGTATTTCAATGTGCGGGCGCAACGTCACCTGCCGGGCATGTATGTGATGAGCGAGGCCAAGTATGGCTGATCTGAGCGTGCGCGCCCCGTTGGATGCCGAGGGGCTGGTCGATGCGCTGTTCAAGCGCGTCGATTTCCGTAAGGCCGGTTTCGGTAACGTCGTGGTGTTGCCGCGTGCCATCGCGGATACGGATTCGTATGCGTTGGACCATGATGTGGTGATCTGGCATTGCGGGGCCCCGTTCCAACCGGATTGGAATGTGAAGGCGTGGGTTTGGCGGTTCGCGTTGTCGTTGACTGTCGTGAACCGTGATCCTGACGTCAGTTTCGGACTGTGTTCGTTCCTGCACGAGACGATTTCCCGTTGGCCTTATGGCGAGCCTACCGGTTTTGGCCGTGTGGGCGCGATTCCCGACAATCCGGCGTTCGAGCAGGTCGCCATTGGCGATGTGGTGACTACGAAGACCGCTGTCGTGCGTTCCTGCACGAAGCTGGTGCAGGCGGGTTCCGTCCGCTGATTCTCTCAATAATTCAAAGATTCTGATTCTAAAGCCCTGTCCGCTTGCGGATGGGGCTTCCTTGTTAAGGAGGGCCATTCATATGGCTATCAATGATAAATCCGTGTTTACCAGTGTTCGCGGTGCAGCTTTTCTTGCCGAGGCCAATACTGCTTTGCCGAGTCTGAAACTGTTCAGTTTGGAGGCGGCGACCGTTGGCGAGACCAGCCAGAGGTACACGAACATAGGTCATCTGAGCGTGTCCGACCTGCCGGCTTTCGATACGAGCGGCGGCGACGCGACGACCAAGGATACTTGGAACAAGAGCAAATTCCGTACCACTTATGCTTCCGTCACCGGCAAGGTCACGATTTCCAGCGTCCAGGGCGACAAGGAAACGTTCAAGCTGATGTTCGACGCTGCCGAGATCACAGGTGGCGGCACCGCAGTCGCCTTGGACAAGGTCGAGCAGCCGAAGGCGCTGTTCACCTACGTCGAGGACACGAACACCGGTGAGAAGTTCGGCATTTGGATTCCGAACCTGAGCCTCGCCTACAGCGAGCTGCCGAATCTGGCTCAGGAGGATTTCAACACGTTCAAGCTGGAGGGCAACATCATGACTTCCACTGCTCTGCCGAAGACCAAGAGCGGCAAGGCATCCAGCATCGCTTTCTACGATCCTGACGATTTCGCCAAGGTTGCGTGAGTCTGAGGGTTTCCGGTTCTTCCCCTGACGGGTGTTCTTCTCCTGTCTGTCGCCCATCAGGGGATTTTCTTTTTTACCGCAGACGGGTGTTGCCTTTTTTCACAGATTGGAGTTTTGTATGGCTGAAAACGATGTTGAAGAGAATGTTTTTCCGACTGATTGGGATGGTCTGGCCGGTTACGATGATGTGATGACCGGATTGCCGGGAATGGTGCAGGCGGAGTCTTTCTCGCCGTCTCAGACGGCGTTGTTCGCCGTGGTCGAACGTCGTTTGAACGAGCGTCTGCTTGTCATGCGTGACGGTGGCGTGTTTGGCGGCAAGGCGAAGAAAACCGTGTCTGATGATGCTGTCGCCGTTGCCATGGCCGAATACGTGGAGATCGCTGACCCTTTCTACAAGGGGCTTGCCGTCAATGCCGACGCTTACGCGGAGTGGACGAAGGGTCGTGGCCTGTTTGACCTGTTGAACATGTTCGCAGCACTCACACGCTTCTACGTGGAGCGGTTGGGAAAATCAAGCGCCTCGAAAAAGCAGTCTCGGACTGTCGAGTAGGGGTCGTCTCCGATTTCCGTCGTTTCTACCGGCTGAATCTTCCGGCTGACGTGCATGCGTATGATCCGAATTTCCTTTGCGACTTGTTGGATGGTTTGGAGGCCATCCCCGATTCGCAGTGGCGTGCGTGGCTGTTGGAGCATGATGACGCCGGGGGTGGTTCCGGCAGTTCCGAACGGTTGCAGTTGGGGTGGCTTGGGTTCGGCCAGTCCGAGATGCTGTTGCTGCAATTGCAGAACACGTTGGATTCGTTGCGTTCGCTGGCTGTTTCCCATTGGACCGGGAAGAAGACCGGCTTTGAGCCGATTCTTCCGCCCGGGGTTGACGCCGTGTCTCGTGATGTCAACCATGTGGATGTTTCACAGGCGACGAGTCTGGCTGATTATATGGCCCGGGCCCGTAGTTGTTTCGGCGGCTGATTTTGCCGGTTTCTGTTTTTGCCCATGTTTCCGAGGGGTCTTTTCCCTCTTTTCTTCCCCTTGGATTCATGGGCGTTTCTTTTAGGAGTGTGCGCGTATGGGGCGTCCTGCTTTTTCCGCTGGCGAGGTCGGCATTGATGTCGTTCCTCTTACCGACCGGTTTTTCGCCGAACTTAGGGCGAAGCTGCATGATCTTCGTGATCTGAAGGTCCCGGTTGAGTTCGACCCGGATGACATGGCCGCTTCGCGCACGTATGAGAAGTGGGATGGGCGTGACGCCCGCGTCAATGTCTCGTATGACGTTGACATGTCCGGCTTGCGTGAACTGTCGAAGCAGGATGAACGGTTGCGCAAACGGTACGAGAAGCCCGTCAAACCGGTTTTCGACGGCAGTGGCGTCGTCAAGGGCCTGGACATGGCGATCGGCCGTGTCGAACAGTTGCGTAAGGTCCAGAAGAACGTCGGCGACGTGTTCACCAGGAATCTTGGCGTGTTCGGGAAGACGGAGACGAGCCGTCTGAAGGAGCAGATGCTTCTTCTTGACCGGGCCGAAGAGAGGATGCGCAGGGTTCGCGCCGACCGTGACGAGCTTGTTTCGATGCGTGGCGACGAGTGGAACCAGCTGAACAGGCAGATTCTCGGCAACATGAGCACGTTGGACGCTTTGCAGAAGCGTTACGACGAGCTGGGTTCCGAGATTTCCAAGGTTACCGCGTACCGTGATTCGCTTCGTGGCGGTGGACGCCGCGATGAGGCGAAGGCGCAGACCGTCAGGCTTCGTGAGCTTCGCGCCGAATACCGTGCGACTGCACGCAACATGCGCGAGGTCACGAACGAGACGAACAGGCTTGCCAGACAGCAGGACAGGTTGAAGTCCGATAGTGTGGCGAAGTGGATTCACGATTTGAACAAGCAGCTTGTCGAATTGGATTCGCATACGAAGTCCGTGCGCGACACGTTCGCCAGCGTGGCCCGTAGCGGTTTCGCCAGATCCTCCGACATGGGCAGGACGAACGTTCTTTCCGGGGTCAGCTTTTTCGGCAAGGATCTGAACCGTCAGCTCAATGCGGAACGTGCCGCGCGCAGGGAGCAGCAGCGTCTGAACGATTCGTGGCGTGACGGCGCCGAATGGCAGGGAAACCTGTTGGAAGGCACGGCACGGTATGCGCGGAACCTGAAGACCGCCTCCAACGTGATGAACACGTACGGCAGGGACGTGAAGGAGTCGAACCGGCTGCTTGACGAGCAGGAGCAACGGCTGACCGGCTTGCAGAGGGCCTTGCACGGCGTGAACAAGTACGGCAGGTATTCGGAAGTCAACAGGCAGTTGAACGACCAGCTCGCCGCCGTCAACAGGCTCCGCAAGCAGATCGAGTCCAATCCGATCAAGACGAGACTCGTGCTGGATGATAGCCGGTTCAACCGCAAGTATGCGAACATCACACGTCAGGTAGGCGAGTTGACGAAGAAGCTCGAACGTGAGAACGAGCTCAGGGTCCGTGTTGATTTCTGGACCGATACGGCTGACTCGCTTGAGGAGCGTCTGCGTAAGCTCCAGCATGGGCGCATCCGGATTCCCGCGGATATCGTCGTCGACAATAAGAACCTGATTGAACGTGCCCGGCAGGTCGCGGAACAGGTGAGACGCAACCCGGATCGCAAGGTCGAGCTTGAGGCCGATCTCGACTTGGACATGAAGCGTGCCGAGAAGCGTATCAAGGATTTCCGGAAGGCCAATGACACGTTCGATATGGACGTGGATTTGGAGACCGCCGCCGCCCGCGCCCATCTCGCTTACTTCACGAGACCGCGCACGGTTGATATCTTCGCGGAGTTCAAGGGCACCGATCTCGGCAAGATCATGAGCGGCATGACCACTGGAGCCACGGGTATCCGTGGCGTGCAGAACCAGTGGCAGAAGCTCGTGAACATGTTCGACAAATTCGATGAGGTCGTGCCGAAGTGGAGTCTGCTGGGCGCGGTGTTCGCGTCCGTCGGCGCCGGAGCGTTGAACTTGTCCCGTACCGCTGGCAGTGCCGGCGCTTCCCTGGTGATGATGAGCAAGGCGGCTCTGGCCGCTCCGGGCGCACTGTTGGGTGTGACCGCCGCTTTCGGCGTCGGATATTCCGCCGCGAAGAACTACGCGGATTACATCGACGTGTCCACTACGAAGTTGGGTGGCTTGCAGAAGAAGCTGTCCGACTCGTTCTGGTCCGAGGCGAAGCAGCCGGCCATCGACATGATGAACGCGCTCGGGGACAGCAAGTCCGTCGAGAACATGAACGGCGTGGCCGACGCGGAAGGGCGCATCGTCGCCAATGCGGCGCGTATCGTCGCGCAGGAACCGTATGTGGGCCGTATCAGTTCGATTCTCGGCAATACTGTCAAGGGCGTGAACGCGCTTGACCCGGGCGTCCAGGCTGTCACCGCTTCCGTTGTGAGGCTTGGCGACAGCACCAGCTCGTATCTGCCGCGCATGGCCAACTATGTGAGCCGTAACGCCACGCTGATGGCGCAGTGGGTCGATGAGGCGGAGCGTACCGGCAAGGTCACTCGGGCCATGGAGAAGGCCATCGAGCAGGGTGGCTATCTCATGTCCAGCGTCAAGTCGGCTGGCGGTATCCTCAAGGGCACGTTCGGCACGTTGGCCGAGGGCGAGAATGGCATCGAGAAGTTCTCCGACGCTTTGAGCCGCGCGGACAGGGCCGTGAACGGCGTGAAGTTCCAGTCCACGTTGACCGCGTGGGCCGATGGCGCGAAGCAGGCTTCGGGCAAGTTCCATGATTCGTTCCGCGAGATCGGCGACGCGGCTTATGAGCTGCGGGATACGACGAAGCAGGTGTTCGTTGACGCCGGCTCCACGGTGTCCACCGGCATCGGCTCCATCAGCAGTCTTGTCGGCAAGTCGAAGCAGGGCATCGCCGACTTCAGCAACGGCGTGTCCGAAGGGTTCCGGAAGGTGTTCCATGCCGTTGATTCCGCCTCCCCGATGTTCGACAGTCTGCTGTCGATGGTCGGCCAGTTGTCCGACACGTTCGGCGGAACGTTGGCGAACACGTTGAAGTCGGCTGCCCCGACGATCAAGGTGTTGGCCGATGGCGCTTCCGCCATGGCTCGGGCATTCGGCAAGTTGCCTGCGCCCGTTCAGGCGATGATCGGCATGTACGCGACGTTCGGCAGGGCCGGCATCAGCGCTTACAATTCGCTGAAGCGCGGCATGTTGCAGAACATCGAGTCCACGTTGCGGTATCGGAGGACTTTGAGCCAGTTGGGCATCACCTCGCAGGAGACTGCGATCAGCATGCGCGAGCTGGTTCGGGCTATGGCTCGGCTGAAGTCCGGTCAGACTGCTGGCGTGCTGACCGGTGAGGTTTCGGGTATCCGCCAGATGGGCGTCGCTGCCGATGAGACCACCGTGAAGCTGAATCGCCTGAATCGTGCGCAGGCCGGCGGTTCCGCCATCACCGGAGGTTCCGCCGCCAAAGGCATTGCCGCTGGCGTTGGCTCTGCTGGATTGTTCCGTGGTGTCGGCGAGGCGGCTGAGGGCGCCGCCCGCAAGACCGGTTTGCTGAAGACCGCTTTTAAGGGGCTGAAGACCGCTTTTGGCGGCGTGGTCGATTTCCTCGGCGGGCCTGTCGGCATCGGCCTTACCGCCCTCACCACGGGGTTGAGTCTGGCCGGCAGTGCGATCAGCTCGTACGATGAGGCCGCCGCTCACACGCAGACGGTGAACCAGTCCGTCGCCGACTCGTTCAAGAACGTTCAAAGCGGCGCGGCGGACGCTTCCACGGCTGTTTCCAAAGCCAAGAAGGCCGTCGCGAAGAATTGGGACGACAAGGATTACGGCTGGAAGCTCCCGGGCGGCAATGACTTCGAGAAGCTTGGTAGCAGCATCTCGAAGTTGGGCAGCCCGTTCAAGAAAGCCTCCGACGCGGCCGGTATCCTTGGCATCAGCGTCAAAGATCTGAACAACGCCGCGACCGGAACGAACGACGCTTATGACAAGATGCACAAGAAGCTCGAAGCCATCGTGAACGACAGTCGAGTGAACATGAACATGACCGAGTCGGAAAAGGCCATCAACGGGCAGAGGGTCGCGGCTGCCCAACGTCTGCTTGGCGTGCTTGAGAACTCCAATGCCGAATGGAAAAAAGGCGAGAAGGTGGCGTCCGATTGGATTGACGGCACCAATGACGTCGCTGCCGTTTCGACGTTGGCCGCCGACAAGCTCAGCCTGCTGTCCGAATCCATCGCGGCCAACAACTACGAGCTGGAAGGCAACAGCAAGAACGCCCAAGCCAACCGCAAGATGATGACCGATTTCGCGGACAGCGCCCTGGTGTCCGCGAAGAGCATCATCTACTGGGGCAACGGCAGCGCCGAAGCGAACCAGAAGGCCAAGAACGCCGTCTACTCCGCCCGCCAGGAAATCATCCAGATGGCCGAACAGTGCGGCATGTCAGCCGAGGCCGCCGCCGCGCTCGCCGACCAGATGGGTCTTATTCCCGACAACGTGTCCACGAATTTCGATCTGACGAATATGGATGCGGTGAAGCGTCAGGTTCAGGATTACATCGACCAGCTTGAGTTGACCGAAGGGCAGAAGAAAATCGTCCTTGATCTCGTTCAGGATGGTGATATAGCGAGTTTCGGCCAGTTGGTCGGTGCCGTGAAGGCGCTCATGGGTGGTGCGAGCAAGAAGGATCTGGTTCTTCTTCTGGAAGCCAAGGATGACGCTTCGGGCAAGATCAAGGACGCTACGGCTTTGGCCAAGGGGTTCGGTCTGACGAAGGCCCAGATCGATATTCTTGCCAAGGATAAGGCTGGCCCGAAGTTGGATGCCGTCAAGCAGAAGCTTCGTGACAGTGGGTTGACTGACGCTCAGATCCAGATTCTCATCGACGCTTTGGATAAGGCGAGCGGCAAGATGAAGGATGTCGATAAGCAGAAGGCCCATACCTCGAAGGGCGTCAGTTTCCATATTGACGCGGATGATGATGACGCCAATGTCAAGTTGGCTAGATATCAGGGGCTTGATGGTTCCACGCTTGCGACCGCGCGCACGTTCGTGATTGGCGATGATTCGAGCGCCCGGAACGCTTTCGCCAATACGAGAGCGTATGACGGCGTGACGTTGGCTCGGCCTTGGGGTCGCGTGTTGGGTGACAACAGCGGCGCGCGCAATGCGTTCAGGGATACGAGAGCGTATGATGGCGTGACGTTGGCTCGCGCGGTGGCTCGCGTGCGGGGTGATGATCTCGATGCCCGAAACGTGTTCCATAACATCCACAATTTGGATGGAACCGTTCTTGCCACCCGTTACGTGGAGATCGCCACCCGCAGGAAGAGCGGTGATGGTTCCATGTGGGTGGCTACCGGTGGTCGTATTCATGGTCCGGGTACTGGCACGTCCGATTCCATCCCGGCGTGGCTGTCGGATGGTGAGCATGTCATCCGTGCCGCTGCGGCGAGCAGGCTTGATCGCACCGTCGGACCGAACTTCCTGAACGTGTTGAATGCTACAGGTGATCTGGGCAGGGCGGTGTCTCAGGCTCGCACGTCGTACGTGCGTTCCGCGCGTGACATGAGCCGTAATGCCTACGCTTCCGGTGGCAGGGTTCGGGGAATGTTGGATTCGGCCGCGTCCGTCACGGTCAACGTTCCTTCGCGGGATGATCGTGAGCTGGTGTCCGCCGTGAATGATCTGCGTCGTGAGGTCGCGGGCTTCCGTGATGGTATCGGCGGTGAGATCAGGCGCAATGGCAGTCCTTGGCCTAGCAAGCGTGATTTCGTCCGTGATGTATTGGAGGCAAGTCGTGGCAGGTGAGCTCGCGTATGTGAGTGGTCTGACCGGTGACCGGTTCGACGTGTCGGATTATGCGACCGTGGATTTCGAGGGCGCGTTGGAGTTGCGTGGCCGTGAATGGGATTACACGGTGCGTGACGGCGGGTTGACCGGCGTTTCGAGGAAACGTCGGGAGGTTTCCGTTGACGTGCATTATGGTGATGCGGTGGCGTTCGACTCGTTCATGCGGGCTGTTGACGCTGATCTGGCCGCTGGCAAGCCGGGACGGTTGGAGGCGGTGAATGGTGCGGGTGAGGTTTGGACCCAATCGTGTTATGCGGTGAAGTCCGAGGCTTCCTCGCATCCGGGTTCTTCCGACCCGGTGTGTGCGCTCTCGTTTGTCCTGTTGGATGGCGTGTGGCGGCATGAGGCCGGTACCGTGTCGTATCAGCCTGCGTCCGGGTCTGCCGCGTCTGGCTTGGATTTGCCGACTGACATGGGTTATGATCTGGCGGTTTCGCGTCCGTCGTGCATGGTGTCTAATCGTATGCGTGTTCCGATGCCGTTTCGTCTGATAGTGTATGGGGCTGTGTCGAATCCGTCGTTGACGATTGGCGGGAACGTGTACCGGTTGAATGGTGATGTTCCCGCTGGCGCTTACGTGGCGGTTGACTCGCTGGAGAAGTCGATCATGCTGCATGATGCGGATGGTTCTCTGCGGAACGTGTTTTCGTGGGGTGTGCGCGGTTCCGGTTTGAATCGTGGACAGTATGTTTTCCAACCTATTCCGGCTGGTTCTAGCGTGGTTGAGTTGGGTTCCGGTTTCGGTTTCGACCTGACGGTTGTCGAGGAGAATGGGGACCCGACTTGGTTGATTTGATTTGCGCTGACGAGAATGGCGTGCCGTTCCATGCGGTTTCGGATTGCGTGTTGGATTGCGCGTGGGGGTCTGGCGAGAATGATTTCGAACTGACGTTGTATGACGGTACCGTGCTGCCCGACCGTGGTCTTGTCTATGTTGATGGGACCGAGGTCGGCGGCATCGTCGATCATATGAAGGATGAACTGTCGGACGGTGTGAGTGTCGTAACGTATTCCGGTCGTAGTTGGCATGGCATGTTGGCCGGTAAGGTGTTGCAGCCTGATTCGGGGCAGGATTATCTGAAGGTGTCCGGCCCCGTGAATCAGGTGTTGTCGAACCTGTTGGCCCGTATCGGCTTGTCTGACGTGTTCAAGGTTCGCGCGGATTCCACGAAAACGATTCCAACGTTCAAGTTCGACCGGTATTGCACGGCGTATGATGGCATCCGCAGGATGCTGGCCGCGAATGATCTGAAACTCATGTTTCAGGAGGTTGACGGCACGATATGGATGTATGCCAAGCCGATTGTTGACCATAATGATACGGTCGATTCCGATCTGGTTGATTTTTCCATCACGAAGGATTACCGGCGCACCAATCATATGATCGGCTTGGGCAAGGGTGATTTGAGGAATCGTCTGGTCGTCCACTATTATGCGGATGGTTCCGGCAAGGTGTCCGATACGCGCACGTTCGATGGGCGTGATGAGATCGCCGCGGTCTATGATTATTCGTCCGCCGAGAAGGACGAGTTGGACAAGCAGACGAAGAAGCAGTTGCAGGATTTGCAGGGCGCCGGTGCCGTCGATGTGACCGTGCATGACGGCTTGTCGCTTGATGTGGGCGATAGGGTCGCGGGCTGCGATCATGTCACTGGTCTGACGGTTACCGCCATCGTGTTGAAGAAGATCGTGAAACTGTCCGGCGGCTTGCTGTCCGTATCGTATGAGGTCGGTGACGCGGCTTCCTCGAAGACGGAATACTCGAATTACACGAGTTCGTCTTCCTCTTCGGGTTCGACTGGTGGTGGCGTGTCTTTGACGGCTGGCCGTGGCCTGTCGATTTCAGGCGGCACTATCAACGCGGAGGTCGCTTCCGAGGATTTGGATTCCGTCAGGCAGGTCGCCGAGGCTGCGAACAGGACGGCGTCAGGTTTCGCGGCGCAGATCGGCAAGGCGAATCAGACCGCCGAGAACGCGAGGAACGTCGCCGATGCGGCCAGGAGCGTGGCCGACAGTGCCAAATCGGGCATGATGACCGATGGCGAGCGGTCGAAGCTCGCTTCGGTCGAACGGGGTGCGAACGCCTACACGCTGCCGGAGGCGTCCACGGACGTGTTGGGCGGCGTGAGGGTGGACGGTTCCACGATCGTGAGCGTGGATGGTGTCATCAGCGCGCATGTCGGCGGCGTTTCCGGGAGGGTCGTGTTTCCGGTCGGCTATGTGGTGATGAACACGACCGGCATCGACCCTTCCGTTGATTTCGGCGGCACGTGGAGGCAGTTGCCTTCGCTTGGTTGTTTCACGTTTGAAAGGATAGGCTAGTGAAATCTGACGGTTACGTGAAGTACGTGTGCGACAAGTGCGGCAAGACCGCCTATGTCGCCGCCGGTGACACGGAGGCGCGTGAATGGTTCACCGTGCGCCGGTATTCGGCTGGCAAGGCGACCCGCATCGCGGACGATGTGACGCCCGACATCTACGAATTGTGCTCCCAATGCAACACGTCGTTCATGACGTTCATGCAGAAGGATGACGCTTCGTTTGAAGCATGGTTGAAGGAGGGTGAACGGTGACCATCGAACTGGTTGACGGCAAGGCCGGTGTGGCTCATATTTCGAGCGAGGACAAGGCGATCATCCATCAGGCCAAGTTCTCGAAGTCCGACGTGGTGTTCGACTGGGGCGACGCGTTCAAGTGCTCTATGAGTTCGTCCAACAGGGCGACGATCGGCACCGGCTGCGCGTCGATACAGGGCTTGGACTGGCATATCACGTCGGCGGAATCCGTGACGATCTCCAACGGGTCGCAGGGTATGAAACGCAATGACATCATCTGCGCGCATTACCATCGCAACTCTTCCGGCGATACCGGGGATGTGGGTATCGAGAGTGTGGAATTGACCGTGTTGAAGGGCACGCCGAACGCGACTGCTGCCGCCGACCCGACCATTCCGTCAGGGAAGATACTGTCCGGCGCGGTTGACGCGTACCAGCCTTTGTGGCGTATCCCGCTCGACGGCATCACGGTCGGCACGCCGGTGCGCCTGTTCACGCCGAGGGGGGCTTTGTGGGATTCCGTAACCCCGATCCATTTCACGAAAGTGACCATTGACCCGGAATTCACAATCAGTGGATGCGTCGTCAATGGTTTGGCGACCGTCTACTGCCGGTGGGTC